CTACTCGATGACTTCGTTTTTCATGATTACCGGTGATACATACCTTGTCGCGTCAGGTCGGCCAATGACGCCTCCGAAAGAGTTATTTGTATACCCTTCAACGGCGGTTACTGTATTGCCTGGGACTGATGGCTTCGTTCAGACGATGCTAACGACGTTGTATTGGGGGACAGACTTATATACACGCGATGAAATAAATAAACATTTCCGCTTTTTCAACAAAGAGAAGACGTCCGAAATCTGTCATATAAAACATTTCAATCCAACGACTATTCAATCCAATGTTTATGGAATGTCTCCGCTCAACCCGATTTATTACGAGATTAACCAACATCAAAGCGCTAATAGACATAACTTATCCGTCCTAGAACGCGGGGCTACTCCAAGCGGAATAATGAATATTGACCCTCCAATTGATCATGATTCTTTTGTACGTTTGCAACAGCAGATAGACAAGCAATTTGCCGGTTCTGCTAATGCAGGTCGGGTTATGTTAGTCAACGGGCTTGGTAAGTATGAGCGTACGACAATGTCACAAAAAGATATGGACTTCTTAGAGCTCAAAAAGGAAGTGATTATTTCCATCTATCGTAATCTAAAAATTCCTCTTGCCCTTATCACGCCTGAAACTATGACATACGACAATATGACGCGCGCAATGTTGATGCTGTACGATCTGGCAGTTTTGCCAATGGCAAACAGAATCTTTAGCGAACTCACAAACTTCTTGATCCCTCGTTATGGCCAGGATGTAAACGATTTTGTTATCACTTACGACCAAGGCGAAATCATAGCGCTAGAAGCTCGCAGAAATGAGCAACTTAAAGTTGTGAAAGAATTAGAGATATTAACTGTAAATGAACTGCGTGCGTTAAATGGCGCTGATCCTTTGGACGGCGGAGATGCCATTTATGGAGCGGCAAGTGAGATACCGATTGCGATTGACCCGAATGGAAGCACTGGAAAGATAAACTACGATGATCAACCGGCTATTGACGAGATAGGCGGAAACGATGAACGAATCGGCACAGCAAAACCAAAACCGAAGAAAACATCACGAAGTAAATTCGCTGAGATTTTGAAAGCGAAGGTAGGCTCTGATGGAAAGCCTCTTTTTAGAGACGACGAAATCAACAAAATAGCTGATAAACATGGCCTCGAATAATGATTTTGATGAGTTAGATGACTTGGATGATCTTGACGCGGATGAGCGGGAAGAACTAGAAGAGTCAGAAGACGAATCACCAGAGAAAGACGAAAATTCAAAAAGAAAGGCGTTGCTAGCCGCCGCTGCAGCGGCTCTTGCATTGACGATGAAACAAGAAAAAAAGATCAAGGAAAAGTTATCTGCACATTTTGACGCACTCTCAAAAGAAGTACGAAAATATTACGCAACCCATTCAAAATTACCCCCGTTAGATGATCACAGAAACACAATCAAAGAAATCATACAGAGTCACTATATATCTACCGCAGGTTTTGCTTCCCGCATGTTTCGTGATGAGTTTGAAGATGTCACAGACACAGACGGAGAGCTCATCAATTCGATCGTTGACGATAAAATTGATAGGGATGCAGACGAGCATAGCGATAGTGCTTCCGATCTCATATCAGACACGACAGAAAGCAATTTTAAGGATTACATTAAAGATGCGATAGCGATAGCTGCCACGGCCGGCGTGTTAATGTCTGCGCGTGATATAGGTGAGGCGATATCGGAGAAGTTTGACGAAACAGCAGAAGGTCGAATCGATAATATTTCTCTCACTGAAACAGGTATTGCGGTAAGTGATGGGAAGCTTGACGAAATACAAGCACTAGAAGACGTCAAGGCAGACTTTGAAGATGGTACTAACATAACTGAGTACGCGCGTACTAAAACGTGGGTAGCGATCCTGGACGATCGTACGAGGCCATGGCATGAAGAAGCGGATGGGCAAACGGTAGGGGTTGATGAACCATTCGTCGTGAACGGTGAAGAGTTGATGATGCCGCGTGATGACTCATTAGGGGCTAGTCCTGATAATTTAATAAATTGTCGTTGCGAAGGAGTGATTTCTATGGAACTTTTAAATTAACCGAATTGCGTGCTTTATTTCCTGATTAAATTCCTCGTTTAATTGCACTTCAAGTCTATCATATTCGCCATTGATAAAATCTTCCGCCTTCTTTCTGATTCCACTAAATGTTATTGAGATGTCGCCTTCAAAAACATAGAAGTGCCCGATTGGATTTTCTATGCGATAAATATTGCTTATTGTTGTGTATCTTTTCCTAGAAACGATAACCCCGCTCATCAATGTTATCGAAGGAAATAATCTTTTTTTAGCTTTGCAGATTGGATCGTCGTAATCAATTCTTAAAAACAAAACGATTTTGTTTAGTTTGAATCTATAAGCGGGTTTATTTATTTTCATCGCTTCCCCCTCTTCTCTAAACAGTCATCGCATATAAAATAATCGGGCGCTCGTTCTCTTTCGCCCGTTGATTGATTCTTCGCAAAAACATTATCCACTTTCAGCCAACCCCAAGGCTGTATGCCTTTCTTGCATTCTCCCAATACTTTGCACTTGCTGCATGTAACAATGAGCTTTTTCACACATGTATTTCCTGAACGCGTTTCTTGAATATTCTAGCCGTATTCGTTCCTATAGCCTTTCGCAGATCGGCCGTTATTTCGATCTCGCCTTTCGATTCTTTGATGACATCGTCATACATTGCTTTGATGATGGTGGGTATATCTTTAAGATCTACAGTCTCAGGAAACGCTTGTAGAACGTGCGTAAGGCGCATATCAGTCACCCACTCATTGGCTATCGCTTTGGCTGCCTTAAGAACTTCTAGCTTGTCTGGATCGATGATTTTTCGATGTGTAGCCGTTTCTCTAAACTTCTCGCCTTTATGTTTGGATATGATTCTTTTGCCATCGTTACCGATTAGCTCAATTATTGGCCTGATCACTATTCCTTCTCTTTCGCGCGGTTCGATTATTCCATTTCTAACGGCTTGAACGGATGGTGCATCGCGTTCAGCGTCTAACGCTTCAATCGTTGTTGAGATGCGGTTGTAGTAAACAAACTCTAGGTCAAGCATTCGCGTGGCTAAATCATCGGCATGGTCTACACTCAACCAGTTATCATCGATCTTGACTTCAAACACAACGAACTTGAGTTTCTTGCCGTAGGTGTGGGACATGGCTTGCATCTTCCCACCATAAGCCTCACCGTAAACGATAACGCTTTCAGCGCATAACATATTGAATCTTAACAATAATTGCTCAAGATTGAACAAGTCTGAAAATTCTTTAAGAGATGCCCCACCTGAAAAGAAAATGATTTTTGGTATGCCTTCTTCTTTCTTGTAGATTATCTTCGCGCTCGTTCCATGGATTTTCTCCATTGCAAAGCACTCGCGAAACATCAATATACGTTGATCTTTGTATAGATTTTCGATTTCGTAATAGCCCATGGTTATTCCTCATTAAGTTCTTCGATTAGTTCTATTTTTTTGGCTACTATTTCTGATTCTTTTTCAATCAACCTAAATTCATTATAAATCATCACCCTTTTGCATTGATTGAAAGTTAAATATATGTCTTCTTCGAAAATGCTGTTGCTATATAGAGTACTGATAGTCTGAGAATCTTGATAATCTTTATAAACCCCGTATTTTATTTCCTGAAAAGCTTTTGCGAAATTGGGTTGCATTGATTTCTCAAACCCCGCAGGTTCAGCGGTAATTTTATAAATGATTCCCTTTTCGATTTTTGGTTCTTTTTCGTATTCGTTTTTATAGTAGACTACCTGCCCGATTTTGTATTTTGGGTTTATCGCGTTCATAGAGCACCTCTGTTAAATTACATAAGGAAAAATGAAAACGTTTCTTTGATAACCGACAGGTTAATGTTGTGACATATCAGCCATTTCATCCATGCAAAAGGCCAGAATATGCCGTCGACAATGCACCAAAATATACTTTTGGTGATGTGATAGGCAATAATTGAAGTAAAAACTGCCAGTACTATAACGTATAACGACTGCGTCCCAGATGAAACGCTTATATTTGCAGAAGATTTTGTCATAGAACACCTTTGTTTTGATTGAATTATTTTTTCTTTTTGTTCAACTTGTCGGTTTGTTCTTTAAAGTATTTGAAAATTTCTAGTTGTTCTTTATGTTCTATTTCTTGAACGCATAATTGGTTTCTTATTTCGCTCAACGAACGGTATAAAGGTATTGTCATTTCACAGATATAAGCAGTTAACATCTTATAGACAATAAACGTGATTATGATCGCTTCGCATAACATTAAAAACATATAAAGGTTCATTTCTTTTTCTCCTCTTCCAGTTTTCCAATAAAAGTTTGTTTTGCTTTCTCAAGTATTTTGATCAAAGCAGCAGCTTTATCTATCGCAGTATCGGGATAATTCATATATGCATCGTTACACATAAAGAATATATCCACGTTTACATAATTAATTTTGTTTATTAATTCCAAAATCTCTTGAAGGGTAAAGGCTGCCGCGACAAGCCTATATTCGTCTGAGACGTTATTTTCGGCGTTATATACCTCATCATGAGTAAACAGTAGCCCTTGTTTTTTTATCCCATATTCAAACACGTCATAATACCCACAAAATATCGAGTCTTGAGTAACCCCCAGCTCTTTTAACTTGATCGCCTGTTCTAGCGTGCAGACATAGTTTCTCATTGCTTGTGCTCCTCTTCATTGATCTTCATCCCCATTGGATTTAGCACTCTTTCAAAATATCTTTTATTAAAAGAAGCATCATCTTCATTCTCTTTCCTGTAGATATTATGGAACGCAGCCCACCTATCTAAATTTTCATTTTCAAATTGACACGCGTAGATTTTTTTTATCTTTTTCTTGAATGATAATTTTTTACTCACTGCTTGTGTTCCTCTATCCACTTCTCAAAAGCGTCAGTATTAATCAATATCTTGACGCCTATTCGCCTAATGCAGACTTTGAGCCCGTTCTCTTTTGCACGCTTGATAAGCCCGCGCAAAGCGTACTCTGTAAACGATGGGTACTGCTCTGCGACTTGTCTAACTGTCAAAAATTGCATTGTTTGTTTCCTAGTGTTTAATTCTTGAGAGGAATTCACACAAATCACCAGGTAAGTGTTTTTTAAGTGATGCGCTTCTTGATTGTAAAATATATTCAATTTCTTTGACTGACTTTTCTCCAATACCAGGTACACATTCCAACATAGTTCTGCTTAATCTTGTTAGATCTCTGATCGTTTGTAGCCAAGTTATTCTTCTTAAACCATTCATTGCCCTTCCGCTCAGTTCAAGATCCTCTATTGGTTTGTCAAGTCCAGCTGGTTCAACAAACTCAAAATTATGTGTATCGTCCATAAGCAGAAAACTTAAAGGAAAGGTTATATGCAGGGCAGGGTCATAAACAATGACATGATCATTAGTGACTTCTTTTACGATTACATGTCTTGGCCGATAGAACGATATCTTATCGCCAGCCTTTATTTTTTCTTTTAACTCGCTAAGTTTCATTTTTTTATCTTCCCAATCATGGCCTATCTATACCTTTGTATGTTACCACACGCTAAACAAAGATAAAAGGGACAACGCAGAACTAATCAAATTATTCTTATATTTCAATGAGTTATGAATTGGTTTCTGATTGACACTCATACCTATGCGGATATTATCCTTTCTCCATATCTCACTTATTTTGTTTTGAAATACGAGTACAGGATATTCCACTATGCCATCAGCCAAAGAACACGCTGCAAAAAATGATTCAACCCGAATGGAACATAAAATTTTCTCATTCCAGCTATTAGAAGCGATTGATACGAAATCAGACAGTTTCAATGAAACCGCTTGTTATGGTGTTGTGAAAGGCTATGCCTCTACTTATGGAAACGTAGATGCTTGCAATGACATCGTGTTGGAAGGCGCATTCTTGGAATCCATTCAAGACTACAAGAACAAAAATAGGCTGATAAAGGTTTACTACCAACATAATCCAATGGGCATGTCTTTACCTGTCGGCGGTATTAAACCCGAAAACATCGACAGCGATAAAGTGGGTTTGCCCGTTTCTATCGATATCAACAAAGATGTCCAGCTCGCACGAGAAGTTTATTCGCTTACAAAACAGCGCGTACTCTGCGATATGTCCATTGGTTATAGCGTCGATGATTATTCATACAATGCAGACGGTCAAAGACTTCTCAAAAAATTAAAGCTGTGGGAAGTCTCTATTGTCGGAGAACCAGCTAATTCGCTCGCCAAAATAAGCGAAGTCAAAACAAGAGATAAAAACAGATTTTTCACCATCGATGAAATTAAAAACATCGATACAAAAAGAGAATTAGAAGACGTCCTAAGAGAATCAGGAGCGTTTTCAAAAGAGGCGGCCGTTTATTTGGCCAGCCACTTTATCGAGAAGTCGCGGAGAGATTCCGAGCCATCACAAGATAAAGATATATTGAGTTCCATCGAGGAACTTAAAAAACTATTAATCAAAATTTAGAGGTCAATATGCCATTAGATGTACAACCGCTAGATAACCTAACCCAGGTTGTCGGCCAATTACGCGAGCTTGTCGAGACGAAGTCCAAAGAGAGCGCGGAATATAAAGAAAAGATGGAAAAACTTTCCATCGCAATGGACAACGCAGAGAAGAAACAGAACGAATTAGTCGCAAAAATTTCTGCTGAGAAAGATGCGGCTAAATTAGCTGAGAAAGCATTAACCGATAAAATTGACCAACTTGAGACAAAAGCTTTCCGTCCGAATGGAAATGGCGAAATCAAAGTGAAGTCGGAATCAACCAGATCATGGGATAGAGCTATTCGTTCACCAGAGAGAGAGGGCACACTTTCAGAATTCAAAAAAATGTGCTTAGCCTCCGCTGATGAATATAACGCAGGTATTGATATTGAGAAGAAATATTTGCGCACTGATAGCAATATCGATGGTGGTTATCTATGCCCCCCAGAATGGGCAAAAGAAATTGCCAAGAAAAAGGTAGAAATTACCCCCATGAGACAATTGGCTCGTTCAGCGACTGTTGGTACAAAAGCTTGGGAACAACCGATCAGAAATACCATTGCAGAAGCAACTTATGAAGGTGAAGCCGAGGCCGTTGGAGATACCAATTCACAATATGGTTTATTGGAAATCACCAACAATCGTTTAACCGCATCAGTCCCTGTGACTTATGAAATGTTGAATGATGGACACTATGATATCCAAGCCGAAATCCAAAACGACATCACGATTCAATTCGCTAAAAAAGAAGGTTACATGTTCTTAAAAGGAACTGGTGCAAAACAACCTTATGGTTTGATGAATGATACTACTGTGCCAACAAGAGTGAGTGGCGTTGCTGCTGATATTACTTTCGACACAATCAAATTGGTCGTCGGTGATTTGAAAGTGGGTTATGACCCAACCTTCATGTTGAATCGTAAAACTGTTGCCTATCTTTCCACCTTGAAAAACTCTATTGGGGCTTACTTGTGGCAAGAAGGATCAACCGGTGATGGCGTTCCTTCAACATTAGCTGGTCATCCTTATGTAAGAGCTATTGATATGGACGATATCGGTGCAAACCTTTATCCGATTATCTTTGGTGACTTCAAAGAGGGTTATCAGATTGTGGATCGTTTTGGTATGTACGTCATTAGAGATGAGATCACCAAAGCGAACAAAGGAATGATCAACTACATATTCCACCTCTATAACGGCGGACGTGTCAGATTATCAGAAGCCTTTGTCAAATTACAATGCCATGTCTAATCGGTGTTTTAACAATTTAATATGAGGAAAATTTTATGGCTCAAATAGATATTCATTCCCGTGCAACGGTTGCTTCTGCTCTTAATATCCAAGCGATCACAACTGATACAACCACAGTTGGAGCTATTATTGATACGCAAGATCAAAATTCATTGGAATTCATTTTCAATTATGGAACTGTTTCCGCAGGTGTTTTGACCCCATTAATACATGAGGGAGACAACGCATCTCTAACTGATGCTGCTGTTGTTTCTACTGATTACCTTTTGGGAACTATCGCATCAGCGACTTTTACTTTTGGTACTTCCACCAATAACGTCCCTAAGAGCTTAGGCTATGTGGGCAAAAAGCGTTATGTGCGTGTCAGCATTGTTAGTACAGTCTCTGCTAATGGAACTGTTGGAGTGATTGCGCTCAAAGAGAATCCAGGCATTGCCAGCGTCGATGCTTTGTCCTAACTGAAAAAGTTAAATTATGAAAATTAAAATAACTGAATATTGCTTTGAAAGAATCGATGGTCGAATCCTCATTTTAGATGCGGGAAAGGTCATGGATGTTTCAGAAAAAGAAGCATTTAGTTTAATAGACAAAAATTTAGCTATAGAAATCAATGAGTTAGGTGGTTCTAATACAGAGTCACCTACTTCATTTGAAAATAAAATGATTGATGTTGTTTATAAAAAACGCGGTCGTCCGCGAAAAGAGGTAAAAGATGGGAACATATAATTTAAATAACTATGTTGCGCAGCCAGTAGGTCTTTCAAAAGACAACCCAGTTCATTTGGCTAATTCCGTTTATCACGATCTTGGGAATATCGAACATTTCAATGGCAATCCATATACGCCAGTACAAATAGACGCAGTATTAAGCGGGTCTGGTAATGGGACGGTTATTCTTAACCAAGTTGTCACAAAATATTCTACCGCGACTGCAATTGCTGTTGCAGGTAGAGCTGTTATTGCTGGCGGAACTGGTTTGGCGATGACTTTAGCAGCTCCTGTCCAATATGGATTATGCGATATCAATGTTCTTTCGTTGGCATCCGGTAACGTTGTAGTGACTTGTGCTGTTGGTGTGACTTTCGACGGTACGAACAACACGGCGACATTTAATGCTGCTGCTGATCGTTTGACCATCGGATATAAATCAGCCACTCAATGGGAAATCTTTTTGAATAACAGCGTTGTATTGAGCGCAGTGTAATTTTTAAAAGGGTTATTTATTGTAAATAGTCCCTTTAATTATACATTTATGGTTTTTTAATTATGCCATTAGCTAAGTTTGTAATAACAAGCCATCAAACAGGAGAAGAGTTGAAATCAATGACATTCAACCCAGACGTTGATGGTGTTGGTGTACTTAGAGATTTAGTCGATACTCCTTTTGAATATGATTATCCTGATGATAGTAGAAGATATGCAACAATAGAATTGCCTGGATATGCTGGAATAGTTATTGCGATAAGAGGTGAAGGGGTTTACGAAGCCAGATTAGACAAATTATTCACTGTTAATGATGTTGGCTCTATTTGGGATCAATTGATATCTATTCATAATATCTCAGGTACTTTTGGAGCTAAATGTAGGCGATTAATTCCAAGCGAAACATTATCTGATTATTACACTAATTTAACTCCAGTAACCAGTACTATGGCATTAAATGCTACCGTAGCCAAGGATTCGACGGTAGCTAAAGATGCAACCGTAGCTAAAGATGCAACCGTAGCGAAAGCCTCTGATCTTACAACATTAGCCGGATTAGTAGCGCTAGATTCTACGGTTGCGAAAGAAGCGACGAATACAGCGATCAAAGCTCAAACGGATTTGTTGCATTTCAACGGAGATAATGTTCAAGCGCGAGTTGCAGATAAAGGCGTATTTGGTTCATTGTCCGAAACAACGATAAAAAATGCTGTTTGGGATGCATTATTAGCTGATCATACTGCAACAGGATCCATGGGGTTGGCGTTATCAAAAGCTAGTCAAAATTGCATCTATAGCAATATGTATATTGATCAACCGGTTTACTCTTCCAATAACATTTTAACTTCTTGTCGCATACGCGTTTATAGCGTTCCAGGAAGTGTAGGGACAGATAGCGATGTGTTATTCACTTATACGATGATGGCAACAGAAACAGCGGGAAGAGTCTTAACCTATAAAACGGTGAGAGTATGAACCCTTTAGCCATAGTTACTTTTGGGATTCAGTCTTATGTATCGGCTTCTATTATTGTTTATCCATTAATTGGTGAATTGGTTGTTTATTCATTAATTGGTGAATTGGTTGTTTATTCATTAATTGGTGAATTGGTTTTATAAATTATGAAAATTAAAATCGGCGACACAATAGAATTATTATTTTTGATAAAAGAATCAACTGGATCAATCGTTCAGAATCTTAGCTCTGCTACGGCTGTGAGATTCATGGTCAAAGTAAATGAAACTGATACTAATTTACAGGCGGTAATATCAAAAACTTTAGGCGATGGAATAACAATCGATACTCCAACAATTGGGAATGTAAAAGTCTCATTGTCGGCAACTAATACAACTCTTCTAGCCAGTCAATATTTTATGGCTCTTCAAATTGAATGGGCAACTATAAAACAAGAAGTCATGATTAAACAAACATTTGATGCGGTAGATGAAATAAATTCTATTCAATTTATACAGGACATTATTCGATGATTGCAAGTTTAAACTTCCAGTCAGATTCGGCGTTCATGTACAAGACAAGGTCATATCCCTATACGGCTATTCTTCCTCGTACTGTGCGACCTATTGATGTCAACGATTTAAAACCACACGTCAAAATTGATTTCGTCGATGAAACCCAAGAAAACTACCTCAATTTTTTAATTGATGCGGCTGTAGATTCAGCCGAACGATTTTGCAATCGTAGTTTCATCAATCAGAAATGGCGTACTTATCGCGATTATTTTCTTTGGTTTATTACGTTGGAAAAAGGCGGGGTTAGTGCGACGTTGGATAGTTTTAAATATTTGAATACATCTAATGTCCTCACTACTGTTGATCCAACGCTTTATTATCTTTCCGTAAAAGATCCTTATTCTCAGATCATTTTAAATGATGGATTCTTCTATCCACCTGATTTAATGGATCAACAGAATTCCGTTCAGATCGAATTTACAACGGGTTATGGAGCAACCAAAGACACCATACCACCAATGTTGAGATTGTTATTGTGCCAGCATGTCACTTGGCTATACGAAAATAAAGGAAATTGCCCTGTCGATGCAATGCCTAAGATGGTTGAGAATGGATATAAATCACATTATAGAGTGGTGGATCTAAATGCCTCAACTTATCTATAAACCACTTGATTATCCCATGCCTGAACTGGGCGATTTGAAACATCGAATCACGATTAAATCGCGCGCAATAAAAGCACCCATTGATGCGAGCGAAAATTATGGTTTAGATTTTAAAGACTTGATTGTGGTTTGGGCGTCTATCAAGACAATCAAAGGCGATGTGATATTCGATAGCACGACAATGGACAAATCGATTAGCCATATTATGACTATTCGTTACCTTCCTTTTTTGACACAAGAATATTGGATTACGTATAACCAAAAATATTACGACATTATTCGAGTCCAAGACATCAACGAACAAATGCGATTTCAGATTCTTTATTGCAACCTCCGTGGTGATATGAACAAGGAGGTAAATAAAGCATGATGAAGATTTATCCGAACAGAGACGCCGAAAAATTATCTATGCGATTGGTCGGTATGAGTCTTGTTCCTAAACGCGCTGCTCGAAAAGCTTTTTACGATATCGGAAAAGATTTAGTTAAAACAGCAGTGGCTTTAATCGACAAGAAACCAAAACATGGCCGTGTATATCGTTTGACCATTGGGCTTGGAGGCAGAAGAAGGCCTCTTTACAACCATTTCGCTTCTGCGCCTGGCGAAGCCCCTGCTGTTATTACAGGCGAACTACGTGAGAGCGTTAACTTCACTGTTCATGGTTCAAACAAACTACAATTTGGTGTGGATCTAACTCGCGGGAATGCGCCCTATGGAAAATTCCTAGAGTACGCAAACCTAATTTCAATGACTGGGTGGGGTTCTAAAAATATTGCCCCACGTCCTTTTATCAGCGCATCGTATGAGCAAAATAAAAAACAGTTCCCTATCCGTTTTCACAACGAAATCATGACTGAAATAGGGAAGATCATGAGCTTTTCAGGAGGGTTATCCTGATGAAAGCGGTGGATATCATCAAAAAATTAAAAGAAATCATTCCTAAATATAGCGGATTATTTTCGAGCAATTTCACCGTGAACTCTCTCACTTTTAGCGGGGGTTATGTGACTTGCACCTGCTCTATCCCACATGAATTATCTGTAGGTGATGAAGTATTTGTGAGTGGCGCTTTAACGCCTATAACAATTAACTCATTGAATAGATTGAATAATTTAGTGACTGCTGTGACTAATAGTAATCACGATTTAACGCGCGATTATCAATTGAATGTCGATATCATTGGGGCAAGCCCTGCCGCTTACAACGGATCACATCCTCTAGTAGATGTTCCAAATCGTCGAACATTTATTTATTCTTTGACAACGACGCCCAGCACTCCGGCCAGTGGTCATCCTAAAATTCTTGAGAATATCAAAGCAGGATATAACGGTATTCAAACTGTCCATTCTGTGATTGATCAATTCTCATTTACATATGCAATCACGAGCACGCCAGAGAGTCCGGCAGAAGGTTCGATTACTTTAAGAACCGGTTTATGTATTACGGGCGATATCACTATACAACGTTTCCTAGAAGCTTATACGAAGCAAGCGACAGATCATTTATTTGCAGTCGTTATCCTAGGGGCAACCAATTCGAGCAAAGATCGTTTTACAGTTTCAGATGCAACTAACACAGGAACATCGCCGACAGTGGATGCGCGTATTCGTATCATTGATCCTTTTTCAATTTATATCGTTGTACCAACCACAAGTACTATTACCGCGATGACTGCGCGGGATGCAATGGAAGATTTATGGAGAATTTTAAACAAAAGCATTTTGTTTCAGAACTTCCCAACCGATTCAGAATCACAATCAAATATGAGTGTGACTTTTGTGAGCCATGGTGTTTTCTCTTATGAGAAAGCCTATTACCTCCATGAATTTAATTATGAATTTGTTTATGACTTAGTTCGTGAAGATGGCGCTGATAATGATGACAGCGTGGCCTTCCGAGACATTGACTTACATTTTTTGAATCCAAATAACGTGGACATTATGCACACGCTGGTGGATTTAGATGATCAACCTTTACCTTAAAATGAGGATATTGTTATGACTATAAGAGTGCCTGATATTTCGATCAGCTTACTACCAGCGAGCCATAAAGTGGCGAATGATGAGCAAAAATTATTGTTCGTTGGCCAAATGACATCGGCCGGAACAGCGACTACGGGTTCACTTTATGCCGATATTGGGAATAATGCCGATCAAGATACTTTGTTCGGTAAAAATTCAATGTTGGCGAGAATGATTCGCACCGCTCGTATTTATAATAAAGTATCAAGATTTGATGCCATTCCATTGGCAGATAATGGCTCTGGAAATAAAGCAGCAGGATCAATTGTATTTTCGGGTACTGCTGGGGCTGCCGGAACTTTTATCATTTCGATTGGGTCAAAAAGCAGCAATACAAAACTAAGCCATATTTACAGTTTACCGATTGCGGCTTCTGAAACGGCTGATGCAGCGGGAACGGCTTTAGCCGCTCTCATTAATGCAGATACCACTTGTCCAGTTACCGCGGTTAATACTACTGGATCAGTAGCTTTAACAGCTATCCATAAAGGAACTGAAGATAATTTTATTGGAATTGAAGTAACCGGAACTATTGCTAGTTTGACTTATGCCGTTACTGGTATGACGGGTGGGACAAGTGATCCTTCTCTAACAACTTTATATGATGTCGCACAAGATGTCCGTTATCAAAGAGTGATTTATCCTTCCTATGCAAGAACAGCGACTAAAACATTCTTAGATGCCCGTTTCAATTTGGACAAGAAAATCAGAGATGGTGTCGGTATTGATTTCATGACTAATACCAAAGCTAATATTGTTACGGCGGTCAATGCATTCAATTCTCAAAGCATTGTGGTGGGTGCTAATAAAGTGATTGCAAGTCCTACTACTTTTTATGTGGGTTCAGGAATTTTTGAATTGAATACCGTTATTGCTTCACAAATAGCGGCCATTAGCGCATTGCGTTTGACCACCGATTCTAATTTGGGACAATTTATATCCGCTTCTTATGGCGCTCGTGATTCCTTTGGTGGTATGCACATGGCGAGTTTCCCATATTTCAATACTTTGCTTCCTGATTTATCGTTAGAAGAAGCAGGTAATAGTTTTACTGATGATGAGTTATCGGCCTTAACTACGGCTGGCGCTTTAACCATTGGAAACAATATTGGGAATACATCTGTAATCATGGGAACGGCGGGGACTACTTATAAAACAGATACATCGAGTGAACCCGATCCAAGCTTCAAATATTGGGAATATGTGGATACGGGGGTGACTTGCCGTGAGTATATGTACAATAATTTGAGAGAGCGTTTTGCACAATCTCGTTTAACGACAGGTAGCATGATTGTGGGCTTCAGTATGGCCAATAAAGAAATGATTGAAGCCTTTATTACAGGTCTTTATTCAGATTTGGCGGCTGAGGCTTTGACCAGAATCGGAAAAGATCCTGATACAGGAACAGATTGGTTTGTCTATTTCAAAAATAACCTAGACGTTATATTAGATTTATCTTTAGGAAAGGCCACCGTCTCCATGTTGCTCCCCATTGTGACTCAATTGAGAACAATGGTTATTTCGATGCAATTTTCATTTTCAGCTAACAGCTAAGAGAGGAAAAATTTATGGCTATTAAAGCTTTATCCGTACCATTGTTGGTCATCAATAATGTCACTGTGCCCTACATGCCGAACAGTTTGACTTATACAGAGGGAACTCCTGAAAAAAAGATTCGCGCTCAAACGGGCGGCGGCGGATCAATTCAAATGGTTTCCTCTGTGAATGTGGAAACTCAATTTTCAAATGTGAAATTCTCAGTCTATGACACGGTGGCTAATATTGAAATGGTCAAGGGTTGGGTGAATAACGATTTTGATAATGCCATTAGCATTACCGATACGAATTTTACCCGTCATGGATCAAATGCTGGAATCATCAATAAATACGAAGTCACCACAGGAATGGACGGAAAGATTGATGTGGAATTTCAATGTGATTCAGTCGTGTAATTATCAACAAAAAAGGTGCTTATTATGTTAAAGAAAGAATTTGAGTTTGTTCTACAAGATGAATTGATCTATTCCCATGACGGTAAAGCTGGGCTGGTGGCCAAGAAATTGCTTTTGAGAGCACCTTCTTGCAAGCTACTTGGCCTAGCCAATAAGCTCAGCTCTGCCGTCACGGGTGCATTTATGCGCGCGTATGAAAAAACGCAATCAGCATCTAAAAATTCAAAAGCTTCAAAAGCATCGGTTAATTCTGATGAAGCTTTGACAGGAGATGCTTGTTATATGATTGTATCTTCTTCCTTTGAAAATGAAGATCAGGCAGAAAGATTTGCTAATGCCTTCAAAGAATTAGTGACAAGTTCTTACATTTGTTTAATCGATGGAAAAGAGCCAATGACATCCGATTTATGGGATCAATTAGATGCGCGAGAATTATTTAGATTAATGGGAGATTACATCTCAAATTTTTTGTTACCATCAGTTATGAATCAATCAAAGAAGATGATGTAGATTTTTTGATGGCTAATTTGATGGTGTTTTATAAAGGGGCAGTGACATATCGAGATTTTGAAAATATGACATTGCCTGAAATGATGAATCTAAAAGCCAATGCCGATAAGATCAACCAAGAGTTGATTCGAGAACAAGAGAAGGCGGCGAGGAAGAGATAATATGAGCAATTACGCGTTATCCTATATTTTTAAAGCCATCGACGAGTTTTCGCCTGCCGTCGCAAAGATGACTGAGAAAATTAAAGTTTTTGAAGGACAAATCGAAAAAGGAACAAAAGGATTTGAAAAATTCTCCAATCAAGCAAGAGCCTTTGGAATGGGTCTTTTCAAATATGTCGTTGCCCCTATGGCCGCTATTGGGATCTATGCGTTAAAAAATGCCGAGAATATCGAACTCATGCGCATTAAACTTAATGCTTTTACGGGTTCGGCTCAATCCACTGCACAAATTATGGGAAGCATACGAAGTTTAGCCTTAGCCACGGGGCTCAATCCTGAAGAGTTGGGTGGATCAGCGGCAGGATTACTGAGACAAGGATATCGAATTGATCAAATCAACGAAAAATTACGTCAAATGTCGGTATTGTCAGTCGTCAGCGGTCAAAGCATTGAATCAATTACAAGCGCTCTTGGTAGAATCAATTTAACAGGTTCTATCAGTACGGGATTAATGGCTCGTATGGATCGTTTGAAAATCCCTCTCACGAAAGCCTTCAAAGAATTTTATGATATTAGTGATGCCAATTGGGCTAAGAATTTCAAAGGGAAATCTATTAGTGCTGCGCTCATGGAGCCGGTACTTGCTTCGATGACAGGAAGAGGGAGTAAATTTTCAGCGGCTTATGATGAACGATTGAGAACGATGGGAAGTTCGCTTGAGCGTATCCATGTTGCTATTCGCTATATTGCCGGTGATTTTGGAACGGTATTAATGTCCACATTAGGAATAGATACAGGACTACAAGGGATTGCTGATAAATTGGCATCATTTGCTCAAAAATCAAAACCGTTTTTTGAATCCCACCGAGGCTTTATTAAGTTCTTGGCTATTGGAGTAGCTATAGCCGCCGTTATAGGTGGTATAGCTATTGTTATCAGCAGCACGATAGGTCTTATTTCGATAGGTCTTGTGGGTGGATTAGCTATGGCTTATATGATGGCCAAAAAACTTCTTTATCCATTTATCCTCATAAAAGATATTGTCATGGCGATTGTTCATGGGATAGAAAAAATAAGTAATTTCGCTTCTTCTCATTTGGCTGGACAACAATCTGGGATAGGCGGGTTGGGTAGTTCGAGCATTTTGAGCCAATTAAATCCATCCAATCTTAACGTCAATTTGAATGCTCCTAAAAGTATCGCTATCACACAAGGCGGGAAAACGGTTGGTTCTGTGCCTTTCAATGTGGATAAAGGAACATCCAATATGATCCCAGGTCTTGGGTATCATTCCGTATTTGGAGGGGCTTTTTCATGAGTCTATTCAATCAGTTATTTACCGCCTCTTATAATGGCGTGCCTTTCTTGGTTGACACGAGCGAAATGCAACAAGGTAGGAAAACTCATACATTTGAATATCCCAATAAGAAATATCGATATGTGGAGGATTTGGGGGAAAACTTAAAAACGTTTACCGTTAACGCCGTTGTTTCGGGTGGTGATGATTACTTAATTCGACGAGAAGCATTGATACTCGCTCTCCAAAGGAAAGGAATGGGTGTATTAACTCATCCATTTTACGGTTTGGTTTTTGTCACCGTCGTGAATTACACCGTTTCTGAAAGTATGACAAGCTTAGGCGAATGTATATTCAATATTACTTTTCTTGAAACGAGAGAGAATATTTTCCCTATCGCAGGTGAAGAATCGATTGCAAGTATCGAAGGACTCATCAACGAAATAGCGCCATATCTTGAAGGACATGTCATTACTAATTTTTCTCTTAATTTTAAACACAATACAACGGATGCGGGTGCAAAATGTACAGCACTTAATCAAGTTCTCACTCCTACACGCCCCGTATCAGTTGAAAATGATGTTTTGAATAATTTTTCTGTTCAAAATGAGTCTTTCAATGAAAACAAATATACACTCTTGCAAGACAATACCAATTTATCGACAGCCATTCATAATTTAATCAATGCTTACAATGATTTAGGAACAAACGATAGTGATCAATATAAACTGAATCAGTCGATTTATTATTTTGGGCAAATGGATATTCCTTTTTCTTTAACCACCGCCGAAAGAACAGAACGTTATAAAAATAGGGTTATTTTGAATTGCTTCATCAATGCATTGACGCTGATGAATCTTTATTCAAGTGCTATTCAGATTGATTATCTAGATGATCAAGAGATCTTGTCAGTAGAGAACGATCTCGAAATAAAATATCAATATTTAATTCTCAATAATAATTTTGATACGGATGTGCTCACGCGATTAGCAAAAATTAGAAATTCGGTTAAGAAATATTTTAATTCTATTCAAGTGAACGTGAGCAAAGTGATACAAGTCACTGTTCCTAAAACTCCTTTGTCTGTTCTGCTCTATCGTTATTATGCCAATTTTGATAACGAAAATGAGATTATATCTTTGAATAATATAACGCAAATGATTGATATACATGGACAAATTAATATTTTAACCGAGAGTTAAATGAGCGAAATGCTTTTAGAAATCAATGGGATTCCTTATGGGGGCTTTACAGAAGCCAACGCAGAAATCTCTATGATTGATATGAGTGGATCATTTACATTTTCAATATCAGCGCTTTCTAATTTAACTAAGTTCCCTATTCTGATAGGGGATGCTTGCCGAGTATTGATCAATAATCAACCAATCATTACGGGTTGGGTCGAAAAAATCAATGTGAATTATGATAGCGCCAATCATACTATTTCCATTAGTGGTCGTGATAAAACGTGTGATGTGATTGATAGTACGCTTGGCGAGAGCAGTTTGTCGTTTAACTCTTCCATTAGTCTTATCGATCTCACCAAACGAGTTTTAGCCTATTTGGGCATTACTGATATTAAAGTTTCAAGTACGGTTGATATTCCCATTTTTAATGTAACTGAAATCGGTAACATTAGTATTGAGACGGGCGAAAGCGCTTTTGAGTTCATTGAGAAATATGCTCAACAGCGTCAAGTACTCCCAACGACCGATGGGAGTGGTAATATCGTTTTCACCCGTACGGGAAGCACTGTTTTAAAAACTATTTTAACGTCAAGCCCAAGTGCTAAAAGTACCATTTTAAGTGCATCAGTTGATTATGATTATACCAAGAGATTCTATAAATATGTTTTGAGTACTCAAATGAATTCAATCAATTTGAGTGTTATTACAGATACAGAACACCCCAATGCTGAAAAACAAACCAGTGTTGTTTCAACTGCTTATGATCAGGGATCGGGGAGTTTACCCCCAACAAGAAAGACAAGAACCTATAATCTGATTCAGAGTGAAAGCTCCTATAATAATTTGAAATATCTACAGGATAGAGCGTGGTACGAATCAAACTTTAGACGTTCAAGGAGCTTTATCTATAAAGCGATGGTGCAGGGATTTTCACCTGTTAATGATCCCACATTGATTTGGCGCCCGAATTATATGATTAACGTACAAGACGCCTATTGCAATATCGATTCAATTTTATTGATTAATTCAGTGAAGTTTAGTTATTCGGTGGACGGGGGTAGCACCACTGTTTTGGAGTTGATTGATCGCGACAGTTATACCATTGATGTTTTGTTGGGAATTAAATACAAAAACAAATATAAGCAATCCAATCAGGGTAATAGTTTGATTACTGACATTAAACCATATCAGCATAAGTAATTGTATTTTATGAAAAATTTATTAACTAAATTATCGAATTTGATCAAAAGAGCGGTCATCACTTTGACAAACGCTGATGATAAAGTGATATCCTATAATCAAGTAAAATATTTAGGAAAATCGGCCATTGTCGAAAATGTCTATCCTTATGGCTTAAGCGCTAACGCACCTGTAGGCGGTATCTCGTTGTTATTCGTGGTTGGAAACAATGAAGGGAATTTAGCGGCTATTCCCTATTGCCAATCTGAGCGATTAAAGAATAAAAATCCAGGGGAAGTAACAGTAGGAAGCCCTCTTACAGGTAGTTACATAAAATTTTTAGCGGACGGTGATATCGTGATTCATTCCGTGAAAAATGTCACTATCGAATGTGCGACTTTGAATGTGACAGGTAAAACAAATTTAGGATCAGGTGGTGCGGCTATTGCAAGAGTGGGGGATACAGTTGATTTGGGTTCTGGTCTTATTCTTACAGGAAGTACAAACAATACGAGTAATTAATATGGCAGATATAGCATTAACAAAAATAAATTCTTATTATGATTTTTCTATTGAAAATGGCGATTTTGCTCTTACTCAAGGAATGGACACCGCATTATTGATGTCCATTTTTTGCGAGAAACGAGCCGATATTAGCGAAATGCCTTTTGCTGAAACACGTCGAGGATGGTGGGGTAATACCGTTTTAGATACGGAGAATTACGAAATCGGCTCTAAACTTTGGTTGCTCGAACAGGCGCGTCGAGATTTGACTTCACTTTCTCTTGCTAAAACTTATGCACAAGATTGTCTGCAATGGCTCATTGAAGACAGTTTGGCTAAAGAAATTCAAACAGATTCCGCTTTTAGTGAAAATGGAATTGATATCGATATAAATATCGTCACAAGTAGCAATAAAATAGTAAGCAAAGCTTATAATCTGTGGAATAATACAGCTTAGGGTGCTCTTGATAATATGATAAGATTATATGAGCATCATCTATCCAGAAAATCGAAAAGAAGTCTTTGACCGTGTCGCGACTGATATTCAGACTAACCTTCCAGAAAGCGAACCATTCTTAAGAAATTCCTATATCGAATCTTTAGCGATTGCCTATGCTGGGGCTCTTTATGATGCTTATCAAGTCATAAAACAGCTTCAATTGAATTTATTGCCCGATACAGCCACAGGAGAATTTGCCGATCGATGGGCATCATATAAAGGGATCGTACGTAATCCCGCTTCTCAATCATCGGGTTTTATTACAGTGACAGGCAATCCAGGTACTCCTATTCCACTTGGGACTCTTTTCCAATCGGCAACCGGTGTTCAATATTACGCGAATCAAGCGACTAGTATTCAGTCTATTTCCATTCAAACCTATTTAACGAGAAGTGGTTCATTAGTCACAGCAACAACGTCAAGCACACATCATTTAGCGAATGGAAATTCGGTGGTAATTAGTGGTGCCGTTCCTACTGATTATAATGGGACTAAAACGATTACAGTTACTGCTGCTGATCAATTCACTTTTACGATTGATACGACTCCAACAAGTCCAGCTATTGGTTATATCTTAACAACTGCCAGTTTTTCTAATTGTCCTGTTAATTCTCTTACATTTGGAACAACGACTAATTTAGTTGGTGGAAGTTCGCTTTCTTTGACTTCTATTATTTCCGGAGTGGATTCAACAGCTTATGTCCAATTCGGTGGTTTAACGGGTGGAACAGATTTAGAGAGTGATCAAAATTTCAGAAATCGATATCTCTATATTTATCAACATCCCGTTTCTTATTTTAATGTCGCTGAAATTGTTACAATCTGTCAAGAAGTGACTGGTGTCACACGAGTATTCGTTCAAGAAATTACGCCTGATGTTGGACAGGTTACTATTTATTTTATGCGTGATAATGATGTTTATCCCATTCCATCTCCTGCTGATGTAATCACTGTCAAAAACAAATTATTAGAAATAAAACCAGCTCATGTTGATCCTAATGATGTGATTGTAGCTGCTCCTACACCTAAGACTTTAAATTTTAAATTTGCCATTCTTAGCCCTGATACTTCATCCATGCGTGATGCTATTCAAAAAAGCTTAGAAGCATTTTTTAGTGAAGTCCCAGTCGTTGGTAAAATGTTATCAGAAAAAGCTTATAACTCTGCTATTTATTCCACTGTTGATCCTTCGACAGGTCAATTGCTCAATAATTTTACGTTAGCAGAACCTATTGGCAACAAGATACCTTTAGGCAATGAAATATATGTTTTAGGGACTATTACATGGCCTTAATCAATGATTTTAAACAAAGAACGATCGTCGAAAATACTAATGGGTTAGTTGCTTATCTCCCTGATGGAAGGTTGTTTGCCGCAAAAAATATAGAAGGAACTAATTTGAGAAATCTCTATCAATCGTTTTCGGGCGAATATCAGCGATTACAAAATAAAATTTATGAATTAGCGATAGAAGATGATTTGGCCAATACCACAAATCTAATTAATGAATGGGAACATGCATTGCTGATTCCTGATACTTGTTTGACTAACAACACAACTTTAGTTCAAAGACGAAAACAAATAGTGGCTAAATTTGCGTTGATGAATCTTGTAACGAAAACCGACTGGATCGCCTTAGCTAAGTTTTTTGGTTATGACATTATTATAAGATCAGGAACTTCTGCTGATCTATTTACGATGACTTTCCCTATTAATTTTTCGGGTTCATCGAAAGCCGCTCGATTCACCATGATTATTAAATTCATGGGACTATCTCAGCCTGCTAATGTTTTTACTTGTACATTCCCTATCATTTTTTCGAGTAGTGAAAATTTTCTTATTTGTTTATTCCATTATCTCAAACCGGCGAATGTCAATTTGCTGTTTGAATGGGAATTATAATTTTTTATAGAGGTAATTTTGTATGGAAAATGTTCCCGTAAAAGTCACTGGCGATAATTTAACTGCGGTTGAATATAATACTGGATTACAAACAGAAGCCAAAAACGCAGTAACCAGTAGTGGACAGACGCTTTCAGGCGGTGATCTTTATCAATTATCAAAATCCATGGCGATCTATACCGCTTCTGGCGATTTTTATGTTGATTCTGGTACGGTTAATAATTATGTATTATCAACAGTCGCTTCTATGCAAGCTCCTATTCAATACATTGATGGAATGAGCGTGCGATTTAGGGTTGCAAATACCAATACAGGAGCATCGCAAGTCAATGTCACTAGTCTTGGGCTGAAAGATATATTAAGGAAAGATCGGGTTTCTCCTCTCAGTGCAGGTGACCTACCAATTAATCAACACGCCGTATTGATTTACCATTCGGATATCGATGCTTTCACTTTGAGCGATACATTGGCAGAAGTCGTTATTCCAAATGAGATTTGGGGGCTAACGATGTCCAATGATGCTGGCGATCTTACTCATGATATCGCCATCTCAACGGGTGGTGGAGTAGATAATTTCAACTCTTATCTGTTATTAAATACAGGGATCATCAAAAAAACGGATGCGAATTGGGCAGTAGGAACTAATGCGGGTGGTTTCCCAAGTGGTATAACTCTAACGGCTAATACTTGTTATCACGTTTTTCTTATTGGCAAAACAGATGGTACAACTGATGCGGGTTTTGATACGAGTTTAACAGCTACGAATCTACGTTCAGATGCAACTGGTTATACGAAATATCTTAGGGTTGGATCATTTTATACTGATGCTGCCGCAACGACTATCAGGGCATTTTATCATTTTGTTTATAACAATGGTCGCAGAGTATTTTTATGGAAGTCTCCTATTGTAGATGTAGCTGATACTAACCCAGGAATAAGTGCTGTTTTAAAAACTCTTCATGTTCCGCTTGGAATCAATATTGGTGCTATGTTAAATGTTGCTTTAACTAGAACTGGTGGATCTGGTGTTGCGTCAGAAGTTTATGTGAGTTCTCCTAACGTGAATGATTTATCACCTGTTGATATGTATGTTTCACCAATAAGCCCTTTATATACTGTTTATACACCCGCTATTGCCACTGCCAATGAAACAAGTAGCTCATGCTATATCCCATCAATCATTACTAATACATCTGCGCAAATACGATATCGATTAATTGCTTCAGATGCTGGAATAGCCATTTATATAGCAACAGTAGGCTGGGAAGAATAATTTTAAATTAATAATTTTTAAGAGGAAAACATTATGGCATTTACATTATTGAATGAAGTGGCCGTTGATACAACTCCTGCAGATTCTGCTTGTTATGTGTCAGACGGTTCAGCCAAAAATCTATTGATTGATGCAATTTCATTTGGAGGAGGTTCGGTCACGATAGAAGTAAAACGCGTGGGTGGTCAATGGGTAGTTCCAAAGCTGGCAGATGGAAGTTATGCCATATTTACAGCGGGAGCTGTGGAGAAAGTGGACTTTGTGGCTCAAGGCGATTTAGTTAGAGCAAAATTAACAGGATCCATTGGTGCTTCAAAAGTAAATGCCAAGTTGGGTTAATTTAGGAAGAAAATTCTATGTCATTTTTAAGAAAACCTGTTCGCTCCATTATCAAAGATCCAGTCCGAACCATTATTGATGATGACAATGGAGGAACGCCTCCTCCACCCATTGGGGATTTTCTCTTATTAGAATCTGGTGATTATCTTTTATTAGAAAGTGGTGACAAGATCATTTTGGATTCAACAATTAATTAAAGAAAGAGGTTTGAAGAAATTTTTATGGCTAATCAAAAAGAAAGTGCATTACCCTTATCGACTTCGTTTAATTCGAGCGATACGTTAACTGGTCTGCATGGGGGCATGAATTTCAATTTTAATGGAGCTTTAGTTAACTTTTTTCATCCTTATGGAGTGGGATTAGAAAATCTATTCGCAGGAAACTTTGCGGGTAATGCGGCGATTACAGGATCTTATAACGTTTGTATGGGAAATTTAAGCGGAGCCGCTTTAACCAGTGGTTCTAAAAACAATTCGCTTGGACAAATGACCCTTTCGTCAACCACTACGGGTGAAGGAAACCAGGCCATAGGAAACTTTTCATTAACAAGTAACGTTTCAGGAAATTACAATTGTGCTCTAGGTGAATCATCTTTAGCGATCAATACTACTGGAAATTACAACTGTGCCACAGGATATGGATCACTTTCCACCAGCAATGCTAGTGGAAACTGTGCCTATGGTTATAACTCTCTCAATAAAAATACAAGCGGAACCCCCAATTGTGCTTTTGGGACTCAATCGCTTTTCAATAATACGAGCGGCGTAAATAATTGTGCATTTGGTGACAGTTCGCTTTATAGCGTTGCCGTTTCTTCAGGTAACTGCGCATTTGGATCAGCCTCTCTTAGAGCAAATACGGCTAATGACAATTCGGCTTTTGGATATTCATCACTGACTAATAACGTGGCTGCTGCTAATAGTGCCTTTGGAAGTGGTTCTCTATACACCAATACTTCGGGTGTTGGAAACAGTGGATTTGGTTATCAATCCTTATATAACAATAGCGTGGGGAATGGGAACTGTGGATTTGGATATAACACCTTACGAAATAACGTGGGGAGTTATAACGATGCTGTAGGTTATAATGCCCTATATACCAATACATCAGGAAATAGCAACTGCGCATTTGGTCATCAATCACTTTATTCCAATATTACGACAAGTGAAAACAATGCGTTTGGCTATCAATCCTTATACAATAATATTTCTAATGGAAGTCAAGCTTTTGGTTATCAGTCATCCTATTCTAACACGACTGGTATAAACAGCGCCTTTGGTTATCAATCCTTATATTCAAATACCACAGGAACGTCCAACAGCGCCTTTGGTCAAGCATCCTTATATTCCAACACGGTAGGAAATTCCAACTGTAGCTTTGGTTATGGTTCGATGCTCCACAATATTGGTGGGAGTAGCAACAGTTCTTTTGGGCTTCGTTCTTTATCTGCAAATACCTCCGGAAATGAGAACTCGGCTTTTGGGTATGAGTCATTAGCGGCCATCACCACCGGCACACAGGGATGCGCATTTGGATTCCAAGCTCTTACAAGTAACACGGCTTCAGGAACAAGTGCTTTTGGCTATCAAGCTCTTTATTCTAACACCACCGGAGTAAACAACGCTTTTGGATTAAGTGCCCTTTATACCAATACCACAGGAACGTCCAACTGCGCATTTGGAAAGAGTTCTTTGGTCTACAATCTAAGCGGAAATTACAATAGCGCTTTTGGCCAAGAATCCTTATTAGCCAATTCGACTGGGTCAAATAATACAGCGATAGGCTATCAATCTCTTAATGCAAATACAGCCAGCAATAACAGCGCTTTTGGCTATCAATCTCTATTGGCCAATACAGCGGCTTCCAACAGCGCTTTTGGAAGTGGTTCTCTAAAAGCTAATACGAGTGGCGGTTTTAACAGCGCGTTTGGTTTTAATTCACTTACAGCCAATATCACAGGCGGTTGGAATTGTGCTTTTGGCCATTCTTCCTTAGCGGCCAATACCACAGGGTTAGGCTGCAGTGCTTTTGGTTATCAAGCATTAGCTCTAAGTAATGCCAATGCCAATAGTGCTTTTGGTATTCAAGCCCTTGCGACCAACGTAAGCGGTGTCAATAATAGTGCATTCGGTAATGCAGCATTAGACATGAATACGGCTTCTTATAATGATGCGTTTGGAGCTGAAACCCTTGGCCAAAATACGACCGGGACAGGGAATGCAGCATTTGGAGGATCATCGCTCAGCGCTAATGTATCGGGAAACTATAACACAGCCTGTGGGGTAGGAGCTTTAGGTAACAGTACTTCCAATAATAATACCGCTGTTGGATATCAATGTTTAGTGCTAAATACCAGTGGAAATAATAATTCTGCATTAGGTTATTTAGCATTAGCGACTAATGTTACATCACATAATTGCAGCGCTTTTGGTTCTCAAGCTTTAACTTCAAATACAGGGGCTAGCAATACCGCCGTTGGAAGTAGTTCTCTAAAAGCAAATACGGGTGGTACGGGTAATACCGCATCGGGAGCAAGAGCACTTTATTCCAATACAAGTGCTAATAGTAATAGCGCGTTTGGTTTTAATTCACTTTTTACCAATTCAACGGGCGAGAATAATTCAGCATTTGGTGCAAATGCTCTTTATACAAATGCGACCGTGAACGGAAGCAGTGCCTTCGGTTATGCTGCTCTTTACAATAGCGTTTCGGCCAATAACAGTGCTTTTGGATCGACCGCTCTTTTCAATAGCGTTTCGGCCAATAACAGTGCTTTTGGATCGTCCACTCTTTTTTCTAATACATCAGGTGTCAACGATGCATTTGGTTATTTAGCTCTTTATAGCAATACGACAGGGACGAGAAACAGCGCATTCGGGAATGGTTCATTAATCACCAATGTTTCTGGAAATTATAACTGTGCGTTTGGTACGGATGTTTTACGGTTAGCCACAGGTTCTGATAACGTCGGTATGGGTTACCAATCTCTTTATACCAATAGTAGTGGCGCTGGTAGTGTCGCGATTGGATGGAGAGCTCTTTATAGCAATACCACAGCTTCTTCTCATGTGGCTATTGGTAAAAATGCGTTATTTAGCAATACGACAGGCGGGGGTAATACCGCTGTTGGAGCTAATGCGCTTTATGGAAATACGACAGGGGCTGCTAATACAGCGTGCGGTAATTCCGCTCTTAATTTAAGTTCTTTAGGAAATTACAACTGCGCCTTTGGGTCAGGAGCTCTTTATACGACGGATGGTGATAATAACTGCGGATTTGGTAGACAGTCATTATATGCCGGTACAACCGCTGTCAGTAATTCGGCGTTTGGTAATGATTCTTTAAGTTCATTAACATCAGGAGGATACAATACGGCCGTTGGGACAAGCTCCAATGTGAATTTATTAACAGGAAGTTACAATACCTCCGTTGGTTATGGTTCTGGTAATAACTATACCAGCTCAGAATCTTCTAACATCGCGATTGGCCATGCAGGGGTGACGGGTGAGAGTAACGTTATTAGGATTGGTGAGACAGGATCAGGAGTTCTCCAGCAAAACAAAACTTTTGTGGCCGCTGTTTATAATACGGCGATTGGTGCGACAGTTCAGCCTGTTTCTGTGGACTCCTCGGGTCAAGTAGGGGCAAGCCAATTTAGTTACCACCCAGTAACAGATAGCATCACTGCCGCTAACAACTCAGGGGGACAATCGACCGCCACACAATTAACAACTGAAATTAACTTTGTCACTGCGGCTACTGGTGGTGTCCAGGGAGCTGTTAAGTTGCCTGTTGCAGTGAAAGGAATGTTAATAACCGTATGCAATCGTTGGACAAATCAAATTTCCATTTATCCTCAATCGGGCTCGTATATTAATGATTCACTGGATTATCAATATATTGTTGGCTCTCAATTCTACAATGCTACATTTATCGCAGTCGATACGACCCATTGGAAAGAAATAAGCTTCTCTGCAATAGCTCAACCTTAATTGGTTATTAAGAGGATTTTATGAAGCTCTCCGAACAACAATTCATCTTCTCTAGAAACTTCTACAAGCTCTTTGGAGCGATTTTCGCCATGGGATATGAAGTTACCTTTGGTGAGTGTTACCGCACGACTGAGCAAGCCCTATGGAACTCACAGCATGGTTTAGGGATAAAGAAGAGCTTGCATTGTGATCGGATGGCCATTGATCTAAATATTTGGAAGGATGGAGTGCTTTCTAATGACCCTGAAGATTATTCAAAAGCAGGAAAATATTGGAAAGCTCTTAATCCTTTAAATAGATGGGGTGGTGATTTTTCCACCTTAAACGATTATTACCATTTCGAGATGCAAGAACAATGAACAATTTTATCCAAGATGGCGATGGGGATCAAGACGAGAAGCGGCTGGCTGGTCTTATCGTGACTGGGATAGGTCTTTTAATGGCCATTATCTATTTCACGGTCGGCATGTGTGTGACGAGAGAGTTAAACCAATCTCTATTGCCGTTAATTTATTTTTTGGTTTCGGCCGGTTTTGCTCTTCTTGGTTGGGCAAATGTTTCAGATGGGATAGCTAAAAAACTAAAAGGTGAAACTGATGTTTAAAGTTTTATGGGCAATGATTGCTTCTTTATTGGGGATGCTTGCTCTGATATATGCCAGTTGGAAAGGACATAAAGCAGGAAAGGAAGAGGCAATAGCTCAACAAAAATCGGAGATGTTAGATGAATTTGTCAAAGTGGATAAAGAGATACGCGATCACGCTGATGATCCTATCGATGACGTGCTTAGCCGCATGTCAAACCGCGCCGATCGTTAAGGACTTTTGCCATCATTATATTCCTGTCAATCCTTCTAAAAAAGAAGTTCAGGACTTTAAGAAGTACGGTTTTTCTGATAGAACGATTCGTCGAATAGAACAGAACGATCGTATTTATTCTCAGCAATGTCGTTGAGGTTTTATTTATGTTACAAGAACAAGAACAAATCTCTATTATGACAATGCACGAACAAAACTATTCCATGCTGATGTCTATCCAAAGAGATTTGGGGACGATTATGGAAAAGGTTAAAAAACTGGAAGAGTCGGTTGATAAAATCCAATCCTCTTTAAATGAAAACGAAAAACAGCATTATCTTTTCAATTCCATTTCAGGTTGGGTTAAACCTTCTATTTTAGTCTTTTTCATTTTTGGGCTAAAATGGGTTGGGACGACTATATGGACTATGATTGCCAATAAGCCTGGAGTTTAATATTCTTCTAATCGATCCTTCTTGCTGCATTTAGGACAAATGCGTTTAGTATTCCATCCTGCTATTGTTTTAGTAGATTTGATCGTCCATCCCTTTTCAGATAAGAACTGATTCAATAATTGATTATCAGAAGCTAATACATTTTCTACTTGTATTTCGTAGTTGCATCGATCGCATTTGACAATGAAATCTTTTTGATAATCTTTATTTATTTGAGAAGACATAAACGTCTTGATCGCAAGATTTTATTAAATCGAGATGAATTTGATGCATTTCAAATAGAAATGTCATACCCATCCCGATAAGAATAATAAAACAAATGAAAAAAAATAATTTTTTCATTGAGTCACTGGTTCTTTTTCCGTCACTGCTTTTTTAGAAGCATCACGCAAGATTTTATTGAATTCTTGAAGTGCAATAGATAAATCCATTTGTTGACCAAGAGTAAGAGTAGATAACTGAATCTGAGTCATTGAAGAAAAAATAACTTGAGCTAATTCTAATGGAATAGGAATAATGGTTTGTTGTGGCATATTGACCTCTCAATTGTGAATAATGGTCGCTGATTCTCTATGCTGGCTCAGCGGCCGAAACCTCTGTGCATTCCATACCGCTTGGTAAAGAATCAAAGAAAGAAGAGATTCTAGCACTTATCTTAAGCAACGAAAGGATTGAATGTAACACTTCCTGGTTGAATTTCCTCTTCTTTTTTAAACATAGAAAATCCATTATCTCTCAAAGAATAACTGGGAAAGTTTTCCGTGTTTTGTTCTGTTGCAGGAGGAAGAAAAATAGGATCAATAACGCCTTCATTGGAAAGTTCATGGATTCGAATTATATGAGGAGGTGTACTATCTAATGATTCCCCCGCTATTGTTATTTTTGGGACTCCCTTTTCATCATTGGGGGTATTGGCAGGTACTCGGGTAGATACCGAAAATCTTGATATAAATGATTGGCTGATCAAAGAACTCGTGGATTGTTGCATTTTATAGACTTTCTCTCTCTCACCTATGAAGTAACGATTCATGAGTGGAGATTGAGGGCTTGAAACATTCTCTTTCGATTCTGGTTTGGCTTCTTGTAGATTTCTCTTGCATAGAAAATAAACCAATCCACACAATAGAAGTGCTTTTAGAATCTGTGCTGATGCATCCAGTCCTTCCAAAGGATTGCTTGTGTAGGAGAGTTTATTGATGTTTTCACCAATTGTTAAAAGGTTAATAGCCGTATAACCGGTTAATATAAATATCAGTATTTCTTTGTTTTTCATAAGTATCTCTCATTAATAACTTTCAAAAATTTTAATCAATGTAACGTCCTTTGGGATATCGGAAACTTTTAATAAATAACCTTCTTCACTATCTTCGGCGAGTTTTTTCAATGATAAATCGACTTCTACTCCATTGTCCGATGGTGGATCGTAATTAAAAAACTCATCTACTTCTTTTGGAGTTGCAACATTGGCTTTTTCGCAAGAATCATAAATCGCTTTCATTTGTTTCCATTTCTCATCGGGGGGTTTAAAACCAATGACAGAAAATGTGATACTCATAAATACCTCTCGTTAGTTGGGTGAAAAAGAACGCGGACTCAATGCGACTAATCGTTCTGAGCTCGAGTTTTTGATGATAAAAGAACTAGAACTCTGTACCGATATTTCTTGAGTCTTAATTTCAACAGTTGATTTATTATCAGAGATTTCTTTCTTTTGGCTTTTCTGTTCCTTTTCTATCTGATCCTCATTCCTAGATATTAGCCTAGCAAAATAAAGGAATAATGGAAACATCGCTGCATTCAAAAGGATATTGTTAACCGCTTTAAATACCCCATAGTTATCGCCAGAACTTCTTAAATCCGAGGCATCTTTTATACCCGTGAAGATATTAATTGCGTTGGCTGAACAGATAATCGTATAAAGGAATAATAGTATTTTTTTTGTGCTCATAATTCTCCTAAGATGGCCGTGGATGATTTTGTATGATGATATTTGGAGTGGGTAAATTTCTACCTCTACCACCAAATAGTTCTATTGCTTCTTGTTCAATTCTTCTCGCTACTTGGACATTGCTATACCAGATATAACCCACGAGCATCATGATAACTATTGTTACGTCTTTTAAAGTGGTTGTCACAGCCATTTGCGCATCTTCAAACGTTCCAGAATTTCTTGATCGTACGATATTTCCTGCCGTGTTGGATGCGACAAAAATAAGCAGGGATCCATACAAAACACCCAGGGCTAGTTCTTCTTTTCTCATGCGACACTCCTACTCTTCAGTTTTTCTACTGCATTTTTATATTTAATATCCAAAGCTTCTCTGTATTTTTGCGTTCTGATTGTAAACGCTAAATCAAACAGCTTTTTTGCTGGATATTCTAAAATTCTCGCTAATCTTGAAATATATTCAGCCGAAGGAATCTCATCATGTAATTCTATTCGACTCAAATAAGATTTTGTGTTCGCTCTAAGTTGAGTTACTAATTCTGTGCTTGATAATCCTTTATCTTTTCTAATAGAACGAACCAAACGACCAAAGCTATTTTTATCTATATCAATCATCTAGAACTCCCTGGCAATGGGATATTGATAAGTGCATTCGCGCCTGTAATTTGCGGCAATTGTCCATTCCATTTATCGACGGCTTTGTTCTCTACGAGTAATGTCGTCAGAGTTTGTTGCAAAAGATTATTGGCTTTCGCTTGTGCGTTGGCCTCGATCAATAGTGCATTAGCTTTACCTTCTGATTGTGCTACGAGCGCTTGAGCCAACATCTTTTGCTTTTGTAGTTCGTATTCAGCTTGTTGTGCTTGTTGCTGTGCGGCCATCTTCTGCTGCATTTGATTTTCAATTGTCTCAGGAAGATGTGAAGCCCCTAAATTTACTTTATCTAAGAAGAATCCCATCTTTAAAAGTTCAGCGCCTAAGTCTTTATAAATGGCTTCTTGAAGACTTACTCTTGCAGATGAAATAAGATCCGATAAAGACATTTGACCTGCTTCGTTTTGAGCGATGGTCATGATAGTTCGTCGTATATAAGTAGACTCAATATCTTGTATATCTGCACCTTTGAAAGCTTTAAAAACTTCCGCGGCTTTTTCGGGACTGGTATTGTAAGTAATAGAGATGTCTTGCTTAATATGCTGACCTTCCTTAGTTGGCAAATCAATTGAATCATCTCCATGTCTTCCATCTTGGGCGAGAGTGAAAGTTCTAAGGGCAACGGGATATTCTTGCACGGTGGTGATGAAGGGAACTTTAAAGGTCATCCCTTGCTGTACTGCTCTTAGTCCTCCTGTCACTTTATTGAACATGACCCCGTCATAACCTGGTTCGATGATCACATAAGAACCAAAGAAGACACAAACTAGAAAAATTGCAGCGATAACAAACAGCCATATCGCGGTTGTATTATCGAGTATTGTTTTTTCGTTTCTTTCGTCGTAACTCATTTTCATACCTCGTTTGATGAATAAAATTGAAAAATTGTCTTAAACCTTTTTCAATGAAAGGCCTAAAGACAAACAGAACTCTTGCCGCGAGCAGTGTAATTAAAATTAAAATTAAAAATCGAGGAAAGAGTTCTAAGAACCACATATTAACCCTTATTTGTTGGCTTAAACGCAGAGGTATATTTCATAGCCTCTGAAAGCGTTCCCATCACTTTGGTTGAGTTTTTAGACATTCTCCATAGTTGTGTATAGGCCAATGCCATTTCGCGCTGCTGATGAACGGGGTTCATCATTTGGAAGCCTTCGGCCAATGTTTTTGTAAAACTCTTCTTAGGAAGCTTTACGATTTGTCTTTCTAAAAGCGCTGTTAAGCGCAGTATTTCATTCATGGATGTTTTCATGTTGTACCTCTGTTATTAGGTTTTAAAAATTTCAATTGCACATGCAAATGCAATTACTGAAAGCAAAACGAATATGGGTGTAAAAAGAATCGTCATGATTAATGATGTCGTATCTCTATAAATCATTATCGATGTCAATAAACATCCAATACAAGAGCTGGAAAATACCGATACCAATAATGACTTTAAAAGGATATTTATAAATTTACTCATTTGTTAACTTTCTCTTTTAAACGTAGCGATTTATCCACCTTTAAACTGGTCGATTTTGGCCAGTTTTCAACATTCTCAGTTAGCGTAATCTCAATTTTCACTTTAATTTCCGCCCCTACATCTTCAGGTAGATTTTTTAATTCTTTGATCAGCTCTGTGATTGTCATCATTCATCACCTAAAACGTGATCTTTGACATATCATCATCAATGCTGATTGTGTTATCTAAGTTAGCCGGTGGATTTGCTTCAATCCCATCATCCAACGTGATCTTGCTAAGAACAAAACTCTCTCCATTCCCTGGTTTCCCTGGTGTGAAATAACCCGTAATCACCGCCTTTTTTCCAATCCAAGAATCATCTACTGATGCATACGTTTTATGCGTGTTGAATAATGCACATTTAATCGGAGTTTTTGTTCCTTCTCCTCCTAGTTCATTACATGTTATTTGCATCACTTTCGGGAATTTCATAAGCGAGAAGATAGATACGTTCATTGTGACGTCTGGCTTTCTCTTTTCCTTTTGTACGGGTACAGGTGCTACAGCTTTAGGAGGATATGTTTTCTGTTGCGCTTGTTGTTGTGCTATTGGTTGCGTGACTGCTGGCTCTGGTTTAGGGGGTACATCTTTCCCTGATTCCAACCATTCTTTTAACTTTTTACCTGTTTCGATTGACGGTCTGAAGCATTCGTTTCTGAATAAATCTGTTCTGTCTTTAGAGACTGAGGCGATGTTCCCATCGTTACTGACGTCAAATACAGTTGTAAATTCGTAATCCATTCCTTCGCGCTGTATTGGCTTCATACCCACTTTCTTCGGCTTTGATTTCCCCTTGTCATCTACGTCCAGTATATATTCTGTTTTAGCTCTCATCGTTGCGATGATGTGAGACTTTGAAGTGATCATCGCGTTAATCAAAGCGTTGTGCCACGGTGTGATTTCTCTCCAAGCCATGTAACTATTGCCAGATTTTGAAGCGCGCGAAGCTTTGTCGTGCATATCCAGCTCTCCGCCCTCACCCTCCCAAGCGTGAGAAAGAGAATCGATAACGATCGTATCAAAATCTTCTTTCTCTGCCGTTTTGATTGCTTCGATGTATCGTTGAGGTGAAAATGGTTTTTCTAGTTGTAGAGTAAAATATTCGCCCAGGTGTTCATATAGATTAGCGCTTTCGCTCTCAGTATCAATCACACAAATCTTTCCACCTATTCCAAAACCAATCAGTAGAGCGCTGTAAGTTTTGCCAGATCCAGACGACCCCACTATCCCTAAGCGTAGTTTGCTTTTTCTTCTTTCAGCTTTATTGATTATAAAAGCCATAATTATTTTTCCTCTTGTTCTCTTTGATCATTTGATTTTTGTTCATAGTCTTCATAAAAATCATCACGTTCGCTCATTCTTCACCTTTTTTACTTTATTTAAAACCCCAAGCCCCGGATTAGGTTTATGCCATTTTGGCTTTTTCTTTTTTGATATAATTTCCGCTGTATGGTGGAAACGAAGACTTAGGTCTGGAACTCCATTCATTTCTTCACCTGCATTCATCCCAAACATATTCTCTTTTTTCTTCATGGTTTCCCCGTAATGGTTAAATGTCTTCTTTTGTTGATTATTTCGAGAATCTTTTTTGTTTTTGCTGGGTCAACATTGCCCACATTATCTTCTTCCATTTCCGTTACTTCTTTTTGTTTTTCTAGCGCGTGACTTGGCACAGAGCCTTTTTCTGCCAATATCCGCTCGTATATTTCTTGCCGATTGACTGCGATATTTTTTGGTGCGTTTATCCCGAGTCGCACTTGATTGCCATTCACATCCAAAATTGTTATTACGATATCATCTCCGATGATGAGTTTCTCGCCTAAGCGCCTTGTAAGTATGAGCATGTTATTCCTCCTTGTTGAGTGATTCGATTGCGCTGATGATCTGTTCTGTTGCAGCGACTAGCTTTGATCGGATTGGGGCAAATGGATCTTCTTTTTCTTTTTCTTTGAAATCAATCTCTTCGCGCTTAAGCTGAAAATCATTCTCTATCATCTTGAAAATAGCTTCTTCTAAACGATGTTTACAAAATTCTTTATTTCTTTCTAAAGTTGGATAGATAATTTCTATTCCAATTGTATACGAGGAGTATGGAATCGCCGCCTTCTCTTCGCATAAAATATCGGCTATCTCTTTTATTTTATCGAAATTGACTTCTCCCCAACATTCATATTCATTGGCTATTTCCAAAATTTTCGTTTGATATCTGTTCATACGTTTTCTCCTATGTTTCCGTTTCCTAAAATAGTGGGCTCTTCAACGCCATTTATCACCTTATTTTTATTCTTTCAGTCTCCGAGCCCATTAGTAGAAGATGCCTAAAGGACGTTTTAAAAGCATATATTCTTAAGGACATGCTCTGTTCCGCCTTAGGCATCCACGAATGGATATCAATTACGGATCGCCCCTTAAACATCTTCTATTAACACATCATACGCTAAGTTTTTATAAAATCAATCTTTTTATGATTAAATGTTAATATTTTCCAATTCTTGAATAAAACTGATGACCGATTCGCTAAATCCATCGATGTGAATCCATTCCCTATATCCTACACCGTTTTTATTAGTCGAAACATTAATCATATAGCCTTTCCCTAACGGATTTTTGACATCATCATGCGATTGCTCGTCTGTGATGACAATTATACGATTATATTCTTTTTCAAGGTTATTGACCGAATCAATAGCCGCACCTAAATACGTCCCACTATTTTCTTGAGAATTATTGATCGCGTCTCTTAAAGCAAATCCTCTACGTGGTGGCACTAAAGCTATTTTGTTTGAAAAAGTATAAATCGAAACTGATTCGCAGATTTCGCGCAATAAAATAGCTAATCCATTAGCGGCATCAGTGCATTTCATATCTGATTTTGCAGATAAAGTGCTATTCATAGATCCTGATACGTCAACTAACAAAACTGTTTTTCCTTTTAGCTTTTGCATTCCTTCCACACATTTAAACATTGTAGTTTCTAACTCTGGCTCTAGTTGTGGTGCATGAGTAGCAGCGGCAATGAATCTGAATGGTAATACTCTTTCGACTTTCATCAATTCTAGCGCGCGTTTAATTAAACCTTCGCTTACGTCGACCTCTTTCATATTTCGTAGATTCCGAAGCAATGCCAAAGCTCCTAGTTTATTTCCAAGTAAAAGCGTTTCCCAAATTTCTTTCTTGTCTTTACCAGCAGACAGAGCTACTTCCCATGTGTCGGGAGATTCAAGTGTCCCATCAACTAATTTCTTCCAAATCAATTCTTGTTCTTTATCTCTTGGTTTTGCGTGTACCATAAAAAGTACATCGCGTAGTTTTATCGCGTTATCTCGATTGTATTTACCGAGCGAATAGGCATCGAACTTTTGGAATGCCATAGCCAAACCTTTCTTGACCTGGGCAGATAACGGTTGCTTCTTATCGCTCCAATAGAGAGCAAGAAATTCGGCTAATTCGTCAGGACGCTGAATGATTGTGGATAAAATATTTCTTATACAAACTTTCCACTCGCATTGTTTATGTCTGGCTAATTCTCTAACTAACAACAATGGCACATGTCGAAGCTTCATTTTTGTTCTCGCTTCAATAGCAAGATTGGCAACAAAAAGGGGATCGTTCTTATGAACTAAATCCACAATTCTTTCAGCAATGGAAACCCCATCTTCATAAGCATTTTTTTCCCACAGAAGACAAGATGCAACAGTTCGTCGTAAATGAAGATCAACAGGGATGTGACATGCTTTTCCACCTTCAGCAGTCACCAAAGATTCGATTTTTTTATTGATTGCAGACATACATACCTCCTAAATAAATGGGGAACAAACGGGAGAGCACTAAACCGAAGTATCTCTTCCCTACACCACCATTTTTATAAAACAAAGAACAAACGAAAAGAGCTTTTTTTACTTTTGCTCTACCAACTGAGCTAACTTTGAGTAAACTCAAAGTATCAGGATCGAACTGATGACACTAAGTGCCGATGAAACTCTTTCCTACACTATTGTTTAAATGAAATGAAGAACAGGCGAGACAAGAGATTTTCGCGCTCTACCAACTGAGCTACCAGACTTGAAGGTTTCCCTTGTCGGACTAGGTTGGGCTCGAACCAACGACATCGTCATTATAAGTGAAGTAACTCATCTCTACACTATCATTTCAAAAGAGATGAAGAACAAGCGATAGAGTATTTTCATTTTAAGCGAAGTAACTCATATCTCCACTATCATCTCAGTAAAAGATAATAACTAAAGTTTGTATAAAGTAAAGTATTTTGTGATTATTTTTTAAAAATCTTTGGAACTGATATATGGCATCCTTATCGGCTCGGGTTCTTTTTCTTTGATCAATTTGCCTTGCTCTGTTATTTCAACAATGGTCGGGGGATAAGTTGTGCTATCTGCTGCGACATAAGTTTTTGTCTCATAGCGAGCCTGCGGTTTGGCTTCTAATGCAGAAATATCGAAAATACCAGAAATACCAGGGGCTATAGAAGCTAATTCTTCGTTGATTTTTTTCTCTAAAGCCATTGTCTCTGTAGGGGTTTTAGGCGTTTCCTCCTCAAATGTTCCATGTGGAACATTATTTTCAATAGGGGTCATTGCTTGGGGTATTTCCGAGACAACGCCCTTGGCCATGTACGCAAATCTTTTATTTCTACCTGTCTTTTCCATGAAGTCGTAGACGTCTTTTGTCTCGTATCGATAAACGCGTTTCGATAATCGGGTTGCCCTGGGGAAACCCGGCGTACACATTTCTGGGTATCGATACCAATTTTGTAGTGCTGTCACTGAAACATTTAACAGTTTAGACACTTCTTTTCGTGTCAAATATAATTTTTTTAGAATTTGCATTATTGTCCTTATTCGGTGGATAGAGATATAAAAAAGGATGATCGGGAAAAATCGATGATTTGTCAAACGAAAAAACGTAGGAAAAGAAAAAAGAACGTTTGTTTTCCGTGGGTTATTTTGTTAGAGTGCCAGTCCAATGAAAAAGCCCGCTAGTATCGGGCTTCTTCGATTTACACAGAGAGATGAAATATCAATAAAATCTCTCTAAATTTCCGTATATAGGAGCATCAATATTATGCCATTCAAAAAAGAAAGTCAAACAAATTCAACGATATTTATCGCTAACACAACAATTTCATATCCAAAGTGTTTATAAGTTAAAGGAGAATAACTATGGCTCAGCGCCGAATGTTCAGCCCAAAAATAACGGCTTCTGACAAATTTCTTGATATGCCAGTTTCCGCAAGAGAACTGTATTTCCAATTGGGAATGTATGCGGACGATGATGGGTTCGTTACGCCAAAAAGAATAGTTAGGATGCTTGGGGCAAGTGAAGATGATTTAAAAGTTTTAATAGCCAAAAGTTTTGTCATGCCTTTCCAAAGCGGGGTAATTGTAATCACCGCATGGAAAATAAATAATCTAGTGAGGAAAGATTGGTATCAGGAAACAATTTATAAAGATGAAAGACGATTGTTAGTCATTGATTCTAATGGAGAATATCGTCTCGTTAACGAAATGTTAACGAATTGTCAACAAAATGTCGACATAGGTAAGGTTAGGTTAGGTAAGGTTAATATAGATAATATCTCTATGTCGAGTTCGCAGGAATCGAACATCGACGTTGCACCTGTTTTTAAAAAATTAGAGAGAGGGACACAGGAATATATTAATTTTTGTTCAACCCCTATCGACCCGACTAATACACGGGCGCTCGATTGGGGAGCAAAAGAAATTTTGGATTTCTTAAACAACAACTGTGGGAGACACTACAGGGTGAACGAAGTCAATCTGGGGTTTATAAAACAACGCTTGAAATCTGGGGTATCTATCACCGATTGTCGAAGCATTATCGAAGCGAAGCGGAAAGAGTGGCAATCCAAGCCTGATATGGAAAAGTACTTAAGACCAGCGACGCTTTTTAATAAAACAAAATTTGAACAATATCTCGGAGAACTCCATGCCTAATTATTGCGGGAAATGTGGTAATGTCACAATCAATGGCCATTGCCAAACGTGCGATATGGGAAAATTACCCAGTTATAAAAAAGAATTTTCTTCTGCTTTAACGTGTGAGAAATGCGGAAAGCATGGGCGATATACACAAACAGACGAAAAAACAAAACAGCCTAAAACCCCCATACTTTGTTACGAATGCGCGGTAGCTAATCGTAATCATGATTTTTTTAGAGCACACTTTGACGGGACATATTCAAACCCTGTCGAAGCCTTAGATTCCAATAAACGCGCTGACATTCAATCCAAACTTTATTGGGGTGAAAAAGTTGGATATGATGACGATGAATATTTGCAAGCCATCTTTGTTGATTTCGGAAGCGATGGTTTCGAAAAAGCGAAATCAGCAATGGACAAACACAAAGAGCTTGTTGCAGAAGGATATACGCAACAACAAGCTTTGAGAGATGTCACAGGAAGATTGAAACCAAGCGAGTTTAAAAAAATATGCGAACGATTAGAATAAGAACGAAAGTAAAGAGAAGACACCCAGAGCACGATTTGCAGAAATCTTTTTTTCAATGGTTACGCGATTGTTTGCCGAAATATCGTCGTTATTTTTATGCGAATGTGAACGCGGCAAAACTTAGTAAGTTTCAAGGCCAGTGGCTAATCGACGAAGGAAAGCAAGCGGGGGTTTTAGATGTGTTCTGCATGATACCCGCAGGCGGGAAACACGGATTTTACATTGAGTTCAAAATCGGTAATAACAAACTCACGTCTGAACAAAAAGATTTTGCGGCTCAAGCATTGGCTATGGATTATGCCGTAGCTGTTTGTTATACGCTTGATCAAGCCATGAAAGTCGTTAAAAGTTATCTGACTTCTGATTCTGACCAGACATCGACGGGTGATTTTAGTGCAATTTCTTGATATGCCTTTAAAAAGGCATTCTAGGCTACTAGAATCAATTTTGATTGGTTATGCGTGTAGTGTACGCATGTATCTGTGATCGTTTAACCTATAGCGGTTTGCTGCATCTTGGGAGGGTTATTTGAGGTGATCCGACATGGATAGAACATTTAAAACTATACTTCTTTCTAATTCATTGCTCATTTTTAACCTTTAACCTCAAATATTAATGATATTTTCATTTTTTCGATATCACACACAATTTGACCATCATCGACCCAAAGATAGAAAAAGAACTCTTCCTCAGCGGGCGTCGCCCACACCGCGCGCCAAAGCAAATATTTTTGTTCTTCGTTTAGCGTGTCGTAGATAGACTTAAGCTTTTTCTCGTTAAACTTTTTACTCTTTTTTGGTTCCATATCATATCCCCCTAGGCTGGCTAAAAACATTCTGTCTTTCCATCGCTGGCTCTTTCTTCCACTTCCTCACTGCCGCCGATTCAGACTCCCAGAACTCAGACTTAAGATTTTGCTCGTGTATCTTATAAAATATTGTTTTCGGATTTTCTCTCAAATCCTTCTGCATGATTTCAATATGAGCTTTGATTGTACAAAGAAAGAAAGTATAATCAGGGTTTAAATCTTCTTTGAGAAGATAAGTCAGCATCTCTTTGACTTTCTTGTTCATCTGATCGAGTTCTTCATAAAATTCTTCTTTCGTTATTCTAAACATAGTTACCTCTTTGTTGTTAAAAAATCGCCGTCTCTCCGGCGTGTCACGTCAATTTTTGGGTTTACCATGGGTGCCAATGGGGAGACGTTCGCCAAATTCCAGCTTACACGCCATATGCATCTGGAATTCTTTAATTATTTCTATAAATTTTTGAAAAACATCCACTTTCCTTTTGAATAGTTTGCCAATAAGAAAGGCCTAATATTCCCCCAACTTTATTGTTTGTATAACCTCTCAATTTCATCCAGAGTAAAATTTTGTCTGTTATAGAAAGATAATCAAGATCGTGAAATTTTTCTTTTTCTAAAATTTCTTCTGCTCTAGCTCTTGTTTCAATATCTTCCTCTGTGCTTCCATCTCTAATACCATCCTTATAAAATTCTTCACTAAAAACCGGAAAGTTATAATCAACTTTCTTTTGTATATATGTTTTTCTTTTCATGAATACCCATCGTCTTTGTCGCTATCCGCGCGATTGAATATCAAACCAAAAATAAACTTCAAACCTATTAGCGCGACGCATACGCCTGCTGCTATAGCGATCGTTCGCCAAGATAAACAGATCATAAATTTCTCCTAAACCATTAAGTAGGTGGCTATCGGCCGGATTTGAACCGGCATATTCAGCGGTACATACGAGTAGTGACGGTTAATTACTCCGTTTCCTCATACAATCCGCCTAGCGTCCGCCTTCATGGAGCTACCATTACTTATCTTTTTCGCCACAATAGCCACCTACTGAATAATCTCTATTTGTGATAAATACCTATTCACTTATGCAAAAAGGATGAAATCTATCAAGTGGATACAAATCAAAATTAACCAATTTCTTGTCTTCAATTTCTACCCATCCTTTTGTTAGATGCCCGACGTATGTTGTAGGAGAAACTCCCAATCCAAAGTTTTCAAGTCCGGACGAATCTCTTTTATACAATGATAAACATTTATCAATAGCTTCTTTTTTCGTTTTAAAAGCGCCATAGTTGTTTCCCCTATAATGTACAAAATACCCTTCTTTTCTTATCATAAGAACCTCTATTTGTGATAGAACATATTATTACCAATTACTTAAGCAAAACGATGTCTCTTTTGTTATGCTCTCCAATTGCTCTTATAATGACTTCCCAAATCCTAGTCTCTCCAAATTCTCCGTCATCATACATAACTTGTAAGTCCTGAGGCATCGCCTCTAGCTTCTCTCTCAGCTCTTTAACTGTCATGTGTCACCTTTTTCTACAAGTTCATCAATTACATTTTCGACCTCTTCTTTTATTTCTTTTGTAGTCCACTGCTTGTTATAATAATCTTCACACAATGAATTAGAGGTGTATGAAGAATAATCGCCTAAATGCGCATAATCCCATCCAATCCAATAATATTCTTTAGGCAATCCTATATCGTGTACTCTGCCTTTATAATCTATAAAGCTGTAAGTAAGTCCGCCATGGCAATCTAAATGGATTTCGTTAGCAGTTTTACCTGAAAAAGGATGATCTGGCGGTAACCCGATATACGCGCATGGATATGCTCCAAGACTTCTTATTTGGTAATTAATTCCTTTGTAAACTCCTTCGTCGAGAGTTTCGCGAAAACCTTTATACGGTTTAAAATACTTCATTTCTTTAACGGTCATTTGCCACCTCTTTTATTCTTTTGGTTCTATCTATTCTTTCGTTCATACAGCCCTCGCAATGCGGTTCAGGGTCATCATCATTAAGATTTGAATATAGCTCATCCGGTTTAACTAGCTTATGACATATCCTGCATGATAAAAGTTGGGAGTGTTTGACCCATAGCTCTTTAACTGTCATGTGTCACCTCTAAGTTTTAAAATTCTTTTCCAGCGTTCGTTTTCGACAATCTCAATTTTGTAGTCTTTTTCGTCGTAAATATTATCAAAGCTAAAACCACAAATATTGGAATCTGGGTATCCCCATTCTCCTATCTTCGGATGAAAGCACTCAAACCATCCCTTCGGGCAATAACGTTCTTCTTCTTTTCCAATTTCGCATATTCTCCATATCTGCGTTGGAATGATTCTTATATTTGTCCCCACGTCTACAAGGCCTCTTTTTATCAGTTCTCTCACGTCGCTCAGCTTTACTCTCATGATTTCACCTATTCGTTTTTATTTTCGCGTGCGGGTATTCTTTACATTTTCTTAAAAGCTCTTCTGCTACCGACAGCAAGGAATCGTAGTCTCCATAATTATTCGCAGGGTTATACTTCTTGAATTTATTTGGCTTCGCTCTTAATCTATTTATTCCCTCAAACAATTTTGGGATGATATCTCTTGCATAAAAAAATCCATGCTCAACTGGCGTCCACATGACGTCATAAATCCCTGCTTTCCCCGCCATTGTATTGAGATTATGGGTAATATTTGCGCAATAAAAGCTATGGCTACAACATGGGCACATCAAGTAAATGTCTAAGCTCATGACTTCACCTCTTTATTTTGTGCGTCACAATAAATCTCGCCTTGATTATATAGAGGACTATTCGGAAATTGAGGATTATTAAGGTATGGATTTGGCGCGAATGGAGATGGATAAATCGGCTTCCACGGGGATACTGGTTTAAATGGGGTCGGCTGCAACAGGGCTACCTGATTAAGTTGTTGCTCTATCAGCCACAAACGATTCTTTAGAGATTCGTTTTCCTTCTTCAACTTTTGAACTTGATCCTCGCGCTCGTCGATTCGCTCTGAGTGGTCTTTTATTACAGCTTCTATCCCCCCAATCTTCTTTAAAATACTCGCTATCTGATTCTCTTGACCTGCTTTGTCTATCTCGAGTGCAGAGAGGCGCTTTTCGCTTTCTTCTAAGCGTCTATCAAAGCGACTAGTAAATGTTTCAAGCTTATCTTCAACAGTCGTATCTTTCACTTGAACTGGTAAGGAATCCTTAACTGTTGGATCGGATAGGATTTTGACTGTCAATTTTGCAGTGAACCATTGAATAGAAGCAGAATAATAGTGATTGTTTTCTTCGATATTAAAATGAGTAGAACTAATATCATTAATTTTTCCTTCTATAAGCAGTTGTTTACCTCCCTTAAAATCGTCCCCCCATACTTTTACTTTCATCCCCACTTTCAAATGTTCTTTTGCCTCTGATAGTTTAAACGTCTTCACAACATCTGAAGCCGTGTCGTGACAATCTGTCACGGGTTCAGTTACCGAGGATTGCTCGGGTACTGGATTGACCCATTCCATTAGTTCCATTTCTTTTGTGGTAAAAAAAGTACCATCAACATCTTTATGTATTTCAAGACGCGGTAAACCATCTTGATGAAGAAATTTAGCTTTAAAAGATACCTCTATGGTGTCCCCTTCTTTGACGAGCCATTTTTCGATCGCTTCGCTAAGTTTCATATTGTTTTCTCCTCTGTTATTGATGGTGACAAAATCTCGATTTCCATTTGAATAAATCTGTTATCTTCCCATTCCCAATATTCTATTTCGGCATCTTCTAATAATTTAATAGTCGCACCCTTTTTTAATAGCCCTTGATTAAATGCTGCGTCTAATTTCATATTGTTTCCCCCTATGTTAAGTTGTTTGCATTTCAAAGTGATGGCATTGACCGTATAGTTGTTTGTATTTCAATTGGTGCTGAATTTAAACTATTCTCCGATAAAGGCTCTTCAAAATACTCCGGCATATCATTGCGTTCATTGAAACTGCTATATCGGTTAGGAGGATTTTTCTTTTCTTCTGTCGCCATCTTTGGTTTAGATGATCGGATAACATGGACATTTAAGCGTTGAGGAGTTCGCCCTAAAGAGTAAATAATCAACGCCGAAAAGAGCAGCAGAAAATCTTTAGTCACAGATAGTGCTGCCTCCCAGCGTTTAGGCTCGTAGTTGATAATCCAATCGGTCGTTTGGGCTGAATCTAAAGCCGCATAAATCCCGATCATCAGTGAAAGAAATTTTCGTTTATTTAACATAAACCCTCCTTAATTTTCATCTTCCATTCTCTCACAGTATGAAACATTTCTTCAAAAAAATGGCGAGTAATTTTGTTCTTTAATTTTTTATCACTAATAATTTTCGTTAATGCTTCCAGATACATAATCACTGCAAATGTTTCGGACAAAATTCTTTTACCAACGGATTGATCCAGCAATTCAAAAGCGCGATTTTTAACTTCTTCAAGATTTAATTTATACATTGTCACATCCTCAGTAAGTTAAGTTGTAGAGGATCTCGTTGGTTCACCCCTTTTGATTCTTCCTTCTTTTCAAGGCCTTTCTTCCAGTCAACAAACAGTTTCCAGAGCTCATCTCCGCGAAGTTCTCTCCGCAGTTTTTCTCGCTCAGAGTATTTGAGATTTCTGGGGAAAATAGTGCTATTGGACATTTTAGGAGCAAACATAAGTGTACCCTCTTCTAAGATAATATTTTTTTGTTGCATCAGATAAGCGACGGATAAAACTGCGAGATCAATGCCATCGATAGAGGCATAGCCTATCGCTCCCCAAGTTTCCCCTACGATTGTATCGACTTCTTTCTGATTGATCCTGGCGAAGAGAGAAACCGTAGTCGCCAGATCAAAGATCGATTCATCCCAGTAAGACGAAAGCATATCAATCGTCTTACCGTAGGAATCAAAAAACGTTCTCAGCATGTCTTCTGTCGTTGCATCCCGCGAAGGGGAACTTTTGGATCGCATAAATCACCTCTTTTATAAAGTTATGAATAAAACTTTTTTGTTATCTAGCTCTTCTATGACTTGTTTTTCCCATGATGAACATGGAGCTAATTTTAAAACAGGAACATCCATTTGTTTGGTAATTAGATAAGTTCGGATGTTTAAACCTGGATTTTTGCACAGTTTAAGTCCCATCGTATCGCTCATCAAAAAAAAACTCTTTTTATCTTTTTTATGTTGATGAATAGCGATTCTATCGCCTGCTGTCCAGCCCATTTCGTGTACAAGATCATCACCAAAAATAATCGTTAGAATATTTTTCCCATTTTCTGTTCTAGACGACCTCCACACTTCATTTTCGCCTGTTTGTGAACAATAAGATTTGTTCGGCAAACGATAATAATCCGCTACATTAAATTTAATCATACGTACCTCTCGTTAAATTATAAAAAATAGATAATCAATACCACTAATACCACGAGTATTAGGGCGTCCAATCCTTCAAGGATTACCTGTCTTTTGTCCATTCAAAACCTCTTTCTCTAACTTTTCTAAACGTTTGCATATTTCCAAATAGCGGTTTTTCTCGGCTTCAGCTTCTTCATCGAGATATTCAATGACCTGAACAACATAATCAAACAAACGTGCTTCTTGTTCCTTTTGCGGGAGATAATCTCTGTCTTGATAAAGTAACATTTCAGTAATTTTTTTACTTGGTTTCATTTGTAAGTACCTCTGTTGTTAAAAAATAAAAAAACACAAATGGTTTCATTTGGCCACCTCTCTGCAACATTCTCCGCAAAACATTTCGGATGAATATCCGTCTCCAATCATTGGATGTAATAAAGATGTCACGACCCTGTGACATCTAGGGCAAGCATATAAGTGTGACATCTGTATGAGATTATCGTATCCATCGCCATATTTATGATCTCTCTCTCCTGTTTTGACAGGTACGAATGGGAAAGAAGGAAGTTCTTCCTTATTTTGTTTCATTTCTCTTCCTCTTTCAGTTCTTCAAGCGCCTTTAAAACCCCCTCTAAACTTTTTATCTTTCTCTCGACTTCCTTTTTTATCGTCTTGCCGTATAAAATATCAATGTCTTCTCTTGCCTTTTCATTGACCCAATCCAATTGCTCTTGGAGGGTCTGTTGTTCGTTCCAAGTGTTCAAAGTGTCATGCCACAGAAAATCGCTGTACTCATCAATGAAAAGCCTAATTTTTTCTCTTAATTTTTGAGATTGTTTTGTAGTCTCTACAATAAAATGTGTATCGCCAGCTTTCCTGTTAATATGTGAACCCATGACGCAAAACTGATTGGTATGATCATAATATCGTAAAGCCATTACGTAATAACTTACCCACCTATAAGTAACTTTCTCCTTCCCAATCAAAATAAATCCATCACATCCTTCCCCTTCTTTCCTATTAGCTATTCTCGCGGAAAGTTCTTTTTGCTGTTGCTCTTCTGTTTTCCACTTTATTTCGTTTAGTTTCATTTCTTCACCTCTTCGTACGTCTTAAAAAACTGTGCAATCTGTCTAGCTGTAATCGGAGCGGGATTTTTAACCAGTATGCTTTTCTTGTGATACTTTCTATCTATCTCCGCTACTATCTTGTTATACACACGTAGTTTGATATCAGTTTTGCTTTTACTCACATAAGCAGCCCTGAAATAGTAATGCCCATTCTCATCTTTTAGTTCCAGCTCATGTGAGCAGTCATAGCCTAGCATTTCCCTTTCCCCTGTTTATACTCTCTATTTTGTACATGCCCCTGTAAGGCTCTACGGTTACGTTTAAGCCACAATCTCGCAGCTCCTGTGTGGTATCCTCAAGAATCTCTGTAACGATACCTATAAGCAACCTACGGCTCTCTAATAGAGCCTCTTGTGATTCTGTTAAGTTATTCATAGTCTTGCCTCCTGTTCTATAGCCTGTCTGACTAAGTCATACGATTGATCTAAATAGTGTATAGCCGATGACGTATAAGCAGCAGATGCCATTGTTTTGTTGTATTTTTGATATTTCTGTCTAAGCTTTAGCATGTCTTCTGCTATTAGCGCCAGCTCGTCGGCTTTTTTAAGTGAATTAAGTTCGTTCCTCATAAATCCGCTACCTTTTCTAATTCCTCTAAAATTCTGGACAAAAAATACTCTATTTTAGATAACAAGCCGCCAAAGAATTCTTCAAATTCTTCTTTGCTTAAATCTTTTAATTTTAATGATGCTAAAATACATTTCCTGAAAATTCTTCCAGAAATCATCATCGCTATTGCATCACCACCCCCTTTCTCGTGTATCGATTGTAGAAAATTTTCAAAAATTTCGTCAGTTGAATCATTGATGTTAAACATTTTTGTCTTTTCCATAAATTCTCCTAAAATTGTTGTGTCTGAGTCGGCCACTTGATTTGTTTCTCGGCCTGTATGATCCTATCTACTAGCTCTTTGTCGCGTGGGGATAGCTCTGTGTAGTCCGTTGTCGATTGTCTTGCTTGAGCTTCTTTTAAGCTCGTTGCGTAGTGTTGTGTTTTCATAAATCCTCCTCGGCGCCGTCGTTAGCGTCTAGCTCTATAATAGTGTCTAATGGGTTTTTTGCTTCAGTATCCCACATCAACCATGTACTTCCTGATGCGCTTACTCCGGCAATATTTTGTCCCAATCCAACCCAGTCTAGGATTTTCAGCTCTCCGTTGTTATATCCACATATAATGTCATAGTCTGAGTTTCCTGCGTTTTTCAACTCTTTATAGAGTTTCAAAAGTCTGTTTTGTTGTAGTGTTTTCATAAATTACTCCTGTTTCCGTTTTATTGTTTTCTTAATATCGATCTTGCGATCTTGATTATAATTATATACACGTTCGTTACCGTGTCAACTAAATTAACGTTATATTTGTTTAAGCTTTCGATTAAAGTTTTGTAAGCGATCGCTTATAGCGTGAAGTTTTTTTATACACATTTTTTTAGTATGAAAAATACAGTACTAAAAATACATGGTGGGCTCGAGCACGTTTTCACGTGAGATATGTGACTATATATTTCCTCAAGCCCATAAAAAACCCCTCGGCAGGGTTGGCTATCGAGGGGCGGAGGTACTTATGTTCTAAGACAAAACACAACATACCCGAGTATTATATCACAACTGGCGGTGTGTGGAATCGATAAGTTGCTTTGAGCATAGAGTTTTATCCCGGTCTTATCGATTCTTTCGCTACATTTAAACATAGTTAACTAGATCAAACGCGCGGAGCTCTCACACACCATTTTAATCACAAACTGGATTTGATCATCACTTCTTTTAGATTTTTTACGCGTTTTGGATTAGGTTCTTCTTTTGAAGACACTACTAATGATTTAAAAAATCTCAATCGAAGAGAGTCACAATTCTTACAATCTTTGACCTTTTCTTTCGATTTTTTCGAGCAATAATAGGCTGTATCCTGTTCCAATTGTTTTGATTTTGCTTTCTTTTCTTTTTGATATGTACTGCAATCACCCCAGCTCATATTTCACCTCTTAGTTGTAGTTAAATAAATCTATTTGAAAATTATGCTAAATCTTATCGCTGGCGCAAAGATAATTCTATCAATGATATCGTATAATCCATCCAGATCACCTTCTGCACAGGTATTATAACCATTAAAATCAGTAGAACAGTTAATTCCTCCACTTTGATGAGAGGCAACAATAATATTATAACGACCTGTCCCAGTTTTTAATTTTCCCATGGCATAATAAGATGCTTTTACGCTTACGTTTGCATATATTCTCGAACTTCCATTTTCCTTTAAGTCAGTAAAAGTTAATTTTGCCTTTCCATTTTCTTGGGTTAATTCGCAATGACCTATACTGCTTGGAATTGGTTGACAGTTTTCAAGAATATAATCAAATTTAGCTCCAACATATGCTTGATTACCTTGAAGTATCAATCCAAGATAAGGGGGTAAAGTAGGCGGATCAGCAAAAGAAAATGATGAAAAGAATAGCAATGAAATTGCAATTGATTTAAATATACTCTTAAACATAGCTCTCTCCGTTGTTTTGTTTTATAGAAAGATAGTATTCTATCTTTTAATCTGTATAATGTCAATCTATTCCAGAAATCGAAAAGAAGGTGTAAAATATCACGCTATGAGTACAAATCAATCTTTTAAAAAAGCAGATGAGCTAGTGATTATCGCAGAAGCTATGCTAAAGCTTAGGCAGAGATATCAGAAACATCAGAAAAACGAAACGATGCAACTGGCGATAAAATGCTTGAATAGCTCATACACTTTCGCCAAATTGGCGCTAGATGAAGAGGCCAAGCAATGCGAAATAAAAACATAGAAAATAAAAAGTGATTAAAGTAGAATATCTACTTTACAGAATATTCATTGGGTAATTATGTCAAGCAAAGGAACAATAAAAAACCTAATTCCGTATAAGCCAGGCCAGTCTGGAAACCCAACGGGGAAACCTAAAGGAACAAAAGATAGAGCTACAATTTATCGTGATATCCTTGCATCAAGAGCAAAAGCGTTAAAACTTCCAAAGGTAAAAGAGCTAATGAAAGCTCTCAACGCCGCTGAGGACATTACGCTCGGCGAATTGATAGCCCTTAAAAACTCTACCATGTCCCTCTATACCAACGCGCTAGGGCTGAAAGCCTCTGCTCACGTAGAAGACTCAGGCCATGGTAAGCTCACACAAAATACAGTGATAACAGGTGCAGACGGAACGCCTCTCGCTGTCAACATCGAGACGAAAACCGAGATGCAACATCAGGTGAAAGGCCTATCGGTTGAAGCTCTAAAAGAGATTCAGGATATCATTAAGAAGGATAAAGAAAAGAAGGCGGCGGAAGAAGAACAAATAAAAACATCGGCCGAGGCGGGAGCATCATGATTCTCCCTTGCGGCAAATCTTTTATCTATATGCATTCATCGCATAATTATCATTTGTCGCGTGGAGATATCACCGCTTTTTTGTGTATAGAGGGCGTAATAATAGCGCTATTGATTTTTTGTATAATAATGGCTTTTTTAAATAATAGAGATAACTAAAGGTGAAAAATGAGTCAAAAAATATGGGTTAAAGATCAAGACGGTCTTGGGCTGTATCTGTGCGATAATATTGGCGGTAGATATAAATCAGAATATGATGGCGCTGGAAATTTAATGAGATGTTTTTCTATTGTGACAGTTCTTGCATCGGGAAAAGAAGCAATATTGTGGGAAGGGATGGCTTTAGACGGAAAAGAGGGGGTAAGTTTAGGTGATAAACGAAAGTACATCGTCGACGCGATAGAAGAACAGATCCTAACTGGCTGTGATCATGTTTCTATTTCTGACATCGAAGATGTGTACAAACACAGGAATGATAAATATGCCGGCAATAGTGATTTCAATTACGCTGACATAAAAAAAATGAGGGATGATCTGAATGGCTTTAACAACTAAACATTTTTTCTTTTCTGAAAGCGAGACAGACTTTCACATCCAGAAAAATGATGGGCTAGGAAAGGCACATGTCATCATAACGAAAAATCCCAAATCAATTAGCGAAGAGTCGATTGATATCGTACTATCAGCATCTCAGTTTGATGAATTGAATTTAGCATTTAGATGCTTCCAAGATTTTAAAGAGGACAAAAAAGATGAAACTATTGCCGGAAATTGAACAGGCGATTAACGATCAGATCACGCTCGAGCGCTATTCTTCTGTTATGTACTTGCAGATGTCGTACTTCTTCCAGTCAATTAACTTGACCGGCTTTGCGAAGCTCTTAGCTGATCACGCAATCGAAGAAGCAGGACATGCCACAAAATGGGCTGACTACATTACTGATTGCGATAGTATGCCGGTGTTTCAATCTATCCAAGCCCCTGCACAATCAAAATTCTCTAGTTGCATAGAATTGTTTCAGACTGTGCTAGCGGCTGAACAAGATACGACAAAGAACATTGTCGCACTATATGACCTTGCTATCGCAAAGAACGATCGTCCCACGCAGATTTTCGTCCAATGGTTTATCGAAGAGCAAATCAGCGAAGAGGCTGAGGCCATCGACATGATCAGAAAGTTACAGCTAATCGGTGGCGACAAAGGCGCTCTGTTAGAGATAGATGAAAAGTTGCAGGAAGAATAATCAAAATAAAATATCAAATTCAGTTGTACGAATTTCTCGTATAACTGAATTTGATAAAAAAGGTGCTCTGTGAAAAAACAAAAAAAATCAATTTTTATTAATGCAAATTCAATTTTGTTTTTTAACAAAGTTAAATCGATACAATTTAATGTCGATGTCAGAACCGCGAGCGGAAGAGAATATAAAGAATGTTTTGCCCCTGCTTTTATGTGTGTCGTTTTTGATGATGGCTCTTTTCAAGAATATCTAGTGCTTAAGAGTGATATTTATAACATAAAGAACAGAATTGATATGGGTTATGCTTCCGTTGCTTTTACCGACAAGTACAAGCCTATGATGGATCAGCATCATAAATTAATTGTTGAACTGAAAGATAACAAAGGTTCTAATGCCAAAAATTAAACAAGAAAAATAATCTTCCGAACTCGTCGACCTCTTCCACACCGAAAAGAGAAAGATCAACGATCTGATCCCCTTCGTCGGCAACCCACGCTCGATGAACGAACATCAAGTCAATGCGCTCAAAAAGTCGTTGAAGAAATTCGGCGTTGCTGAATTGCCTGTGATCGACTCAGACAACGTCATCGTTGCAGGGCATCAAAGGCTAAAGGCTCTGCAAGATATTGGCTATGGCGAGGCTGAGATAGACGTACGCGTTGCATCGCGAAAGCTAACCGACAAAGAGTTTTCGATATACAACATCGGGAGCAATAAGATAACGGGGGATTTTACGGATGAATTGTTTAATTTTGATTCTGAAATATTGCTAGATGCTGGCTTTACTCAAAATGAGATAGATATTTTTTCACTCGGAGTTGATGATATTGGCGTAGAAAAAAGCTTTAAAGAATCAATAACGGAAGGTACTGAATTCACGGCTATTACATTCACGATAAAAAATGAAGATTACTTCTTCATCAAAACCTATCTCGAAAATAAATCAAAAGAAGAACTCACAAAACAACTAGTGGAGATTTGCAAAAATGCCTCATTGCGGTAGTCAAATTATTTTGTGTGATTTACCAATAAGAATGGATACATATACTGGGTGTTCTCATAATTGTACGTATTGTTTTACCAATTTTAAACTTGGTGAGTCGGCTGTAAAACCTTATGAATCAGTGCAAAGTTTGAAAAACTTCATTGATGGGAAAAGAAATGTTGAAACGCGATGGTGCGATTTTAAAATACCAATTCATCTTGGGGGTATGTCTGATCCATTACAGCCAGTGGAAGAAAAATACGGTATTACATATCAATGCTTATGCTTATTAGCTGAAACTAAATATCCTTTCTTATGAGCTCAATTGTTTCATGATAGTACTGAAACCCCATTTTCTGCTCGTCGTAATTTTTTACAATTTCCTCAGCGATTGTTGACATGATTAACCTCGTGTTTCTATTTTTCATCGATAGCAACGACTACGCATTCGTCGCATCTAACAATTTCAGTACGACCGCCATGCTGCCCTGGATTGATATAATCTTCTCGATATAAAGTGCCATCGGGGCTTAAAAAAAACGCATACACATTCGTAACGTCATGGTTGTCTTTTTTTCTGTAGACGTAGAATTTCATATAAATTTAACCTCGTGATAAAAATTCATTAAGCTCAACTGCCTGATAGCCCTCGTTCTCAAGTATAAAGAGTTTGTGGTGATCTTTTGTGACTAGCTTCTCTAGATCAGGCTCCCAGTTTTCGCGCGGGTTATTATGAAAGTGACCGTGGATGTTGATGTCAAAATATTTTGAATCATATTCAACAGGATAATGACTCAATAGGATGCGCTTATAATTTTCTATTATTCCATTGAACTCTGGTGTTATCGCATTCCATCCATGTTCCATATACTATTTGCAAGATTTTTTATCGTGATTTCCTGAAATTAGTGTTTTATTGAATGGGTATGTTGATAGTCTTTGATGCACTTCGATATCTTTTCCAAGACAGATATCGCCAAGGTGAAATAGCTGAGCATCAGAAGGAATTTTCTTTAAGTTCTCCCATATCAAATCCTCAAAGTTTTCAGGTCGCCCGCAATATTCAATCATATTTTTATGATTAAAATGCGTGTCGGAGATAATGTATATAGACATAGGATTTTTACTCTATTTGATGTTCATGTAGCAAGTCGCTTGCCTGTATCTTAGGCTGTTCTGTTCGCCAGTCATGTTTACCGTAGCGGTAATTCGGGAACTCTTTCTCTATTGTCGTCTCTCTCTTCATGATTCGCTTGACTAAATTTATGACTACTTTTGCCTCTTTTTGATCCCTGACTTCCATAGGAACACACAAGTTAATTCCTATAGCCCAGGTGAGATGCTCTACTTGATATGATGGCCTCACTTCAAAATCAATACCAAACGTCTGCTTCTGCTTTAATATCGCCATATATCGTTCAAAATACTTATCATATTCTTCTGATGACGGGCTGCATTCATAACTGACAATAGTTTTTCGAGATTTGCCCGCTTTCTTGTAGTTCTTTTTCTCATTAGAGAAGAGATTTAATTTTGGTGCTTCTCCTGCTTCTTTGTGACTTATTTCGTTTATCTCATCTGAGTATTTCATTCGGGGGTGCTCCCACCATACCATCACGCGCCGCCTACCGTGGATAAACCCAAAATCATCCCACCAAGACAAGTCGTTTTCTGTAGGCTGTTTGTCTGAGTATAGATGACGTATGTATAGGCCATCTCCATTCAAATCCCATTGGTTATGACTGTGATATTCGCGCTGCATCTTACGCAGCAATTCATTGTGTTTGTTTTTCATTCGGCACCTCTATTGAAATATACCTAATTCCTTCATTGTTGATCAATCTGAATGACTTTCAACTGTGGGTAGAAACGCAAAAAGTTGGAGGTGCAAAATGAACCGAGAATCAATAAAAAAACCCAACTGCCAGAGTGAGGCAATTGGGTTTAATAAAACGAACAACAAGCTGAATAATATGCGAATCAGATAAGGCGTTTTCAAATTTAGGATAACCGTTACGTTGGAGATGTTTGTTGAAAATACCTAATAACATATCGATACAAATTTTCAATTAATTCACTCCCCATATGCGGAATGCTACCTCCTTTCTTAGCGGCGACATTCTTTGTCGAAAAAGCGACATTTTTTGTCGAAAAAGCGACATTTTTTGTCGCCCATTAGTTAGCGAGGGCAAATATTACTTTATCAAAGCAATTTTGCTCATTGTTAATATTATTTAGGAGATTCTTATGACAGATAGTATCAATTGCAAATGGGTACTGGCCTCTTCTCTCCTTTTCTCTCGATAATTTCGATGTATGAGATTAACGATTTTTTTAATTGGTCTTTCATCTTCTTTTAATAACGCTCCTTCTCCAGCTGTTGTATAAACAAGCTTTCTCATGCAATGCAGAAATTCTTTTGCTTCTAAAAAGCTGTTACTTTTCATTGAGCACCTTTTTCATCTAAAAATTCAACATCAACTTTCTCATTGAGAGAAAATTTATGCACATCGGTTGGCGTTTTAAAATAAAACTTCGTATCAGTAACCAAGATTATTTCGCCTTCGACCGATCTATCTTCTACCCAGCTAAGCTTTACTTTCCTTCCTAATGTTATTTGTTTTTTCACTTTAGATAATTTCATTGATCACCTTCTACAGATTTTTAATTAGCATCGTAAACATCGCAAATATAAAGGAGACAAGAGACAATATTCCAAAAAATATAGCGAATTTCGTATCAAGAAATAAGCATGTAAAGAAAAGATTAATCACAAACGAACACAGCCACTTGTATTCATTTTCCATCTTTTTTAACATTTCTATTAGTATCATTGAGCACCTCTACTTGCGTAAAAAAATTCACATTCACTTTCACTGTTAAAAGTTGGGTCGTTCTCGATATGATCTATCCACCAACTGTTATGGTCTAATTCTTCTAAAAGTTTTATCTCTCTTTCTTTTAATGCTTCGAGCACACGCCAAAGAAGTTTCATATCACTACCCCATTATCAAAGTATTCAATTCTGAGATTCTTTCTTTCTTTTTCATCGATCTCGTGGATTTCAAAATATGACCTATCAACCGTGAGTAGTGTTCCTGTTTCGCTAAGAACAAAAAAGTAATTTCCTCCCGTATCTACTTCTTTATTTTCTTTTATATTAAAAACTCGAAACTTCATAATGCACCTTCTAAATGGCGATGCTGGCTGGACTTGAACCAACGACCAAGTGGTTAACAGCCACTTGCTCTACCGCTGAGCTACAGCACCAAATAAATAATGGCGGAGCGGATGGGGATCGAACCCATGACCCCTTGATTGACAATCAAAGATTCTAACCAGCTGAACTACCGCTCCATTTACGCTTTGATAACACCTAATGGACTAAGCTCAGCCAATATGTCGATCAAATCTAATTGATTAGCCATGACGACATTAATGTCTTTATACGCGCTGGGGGCTTCATCTAAATCTTTTGCGTTACGTATAGCGTGTATGATCCCTTGATCATCAAGCATCTTTTTTTCAGCATCAAGGTTTAGAGTTCTTTGTGCTTCTTTTCTCCCCATCTTACGGCCTGCCCCATGAGAACAAGAATGGAAGCTTTCAGGGTTACCTTTTCCTGTCACTATATAGCTTTTTGTACCTTGAGATCCAGGGATAATACCTATCGTGTCCTCTCTCGCGAGCGTTGCCCCTTTTCGATGCACTAAAACATCTTGCCCGAAATGATGCTCCATAGCAGCATAGTTATGCGCGATGTTGATCATTGGTTCAAAGCCGCATTTTGTTATGTCGTAAAATATTTCTTCAACCCTATCCATCATGAGTTTTCGATTAGCCAAAGCGAATTTAACGCAGTAATTCATTTCATCGAAATATTGTTGTCCTTCATCTTCCATGTCTAAGAATGCCAATTCTTTTTCTTTTGTGATTTTGCAGAAATACTTTTGATTGAGTTCAATAGCTTTGTGATTGTAATACTCTGCAACCTTTAGTCCAAAGTTCCTGCTTCCTGAGTGAATCATTACCCATATAAACCCATCAGAACCTTTTTGAATTTCGATGAAGTGATTGCCGCCGCCCAACGTTCCTATCTGATATAATGCAGAGTTGTATTGTTGCGATACGACCGGGTATTTTTCTCTAAAGCACGTAACCGATTCTGGATAATGACTGTCATCCTCTGGCATCAAACTCTTATCTTGTATTTTTTCTTGATGATTAAAACCTACAGGAATGCGCTTTCTTATTTCGCCCATTATTTGTTTTAATGTTTTGGTTTCGAGAGATAACAAAGATGTTTTGATAGCGCACATCCCGCAATTATGTACAAAAACGCCAGCAGATAATGCAAAATTATGGTGTTTTTCGACTGTTAGACAATAAACATCTTCTTTTCTGCTAATCTTCTTTGTAAACAGCAATTTGTGGTTGTTTCGTTTAAATCCATATTTTTTTCCATTTTCGGATGATTTAGCTCTCCCATTAGCCGATTTATTATAAGCAATTAAGAATTTAGCCCCTCTCTTACCAGAGAGTTTGTCATTTTCTTTCTTTTCTTCACTTTTGTTGTAAGCGTCGAGGTTTGCTAGGGCAATACTCTTTTTCTTCTCCTTAAATATAGGAGAGAAAAACCCATTTTCCCTTAGGGTTAATAGTCTCTTTTCTTTAAAAGAATCTTTTTTGAATGTTTCGTTTTTTAGCCCATGATGCCTGCTGTGATCTTTTGCGCTTTTATACTCCAAGTTTGAAGGGTCATTATTAAACCAATTTCCATCTTTGTGATGTACAACAAAGCATTTTGTGCCTTCTCCAATAAAATATTTCGCGACCATTCGATGGGTGGCGCAACCAGCGGATGATGTTGTTTTTAAAAATTCATACCCATCTCTTGTTTGATATGTCCTGTATAATGGCATTAGAGAATCAAAATTTTGAAGATCTTCGGCCTTTTTATAAGTTCCGTCTGTTAACATAAATTGATGATCAGGCGTGCATTTTATTGATTCTCCTCCGCTTACGACAACCTCCATTAATTCAGCGTTCTTTCTTGTTAGCTTTGGAGTGGCTTTGCCAGGCACTATACGAAGATTTTCATCTAAAGAATAAACATAGACATCCATTCCTGCGTCATACAGTTCTTTTAATGTTTTTTGTGTACCATTTAAAAGGGGTATTTTTGTATCACCAGAAAAACATCCAATATCTACACCAACTGCATTGGGTACTATATATCCCTTCGTGGCCATTACTCCGCCTATAGGCATCCCATAGCCTTGATGGCTATCAGGCATTATCGCGATGTGTTTAAATGCGAACGGTAATTCGGCCAGATTCTTTGCTTGTTCTAAAGCTCCATCTTCGATGTCATCAAGCCATAGTTTGATCGGTAATCCGCCGTATTGTATTACTTTTTTCATCTCGCACCTTCTTTTTATATTTCAACTTAAATCTTACGTGGCTTCATTTCTTATACTTCTCCGATTTTTCAAAAAATGGGTAAATATCCCATGATTTATAGGGAATTATTTCTAAAGAATCAGGTGCCGCATCTATATTTCGTTGCTTCCGCCTCTTTCGTAGCTGCCGGCATTTGTTTGAATCGGTTATAGCCGTCTTCAAACCATAAAATTCTTTACCGCACTCTTGGCACGTATGTTTTACTATTTTTCGCATATGCGATAATGTAGACGCTGCTAGATTTTTACTCATTTCGCCACATTAACACATAATCGTATACGTGTCAATATAAATCATGCTATCACAATATTTCGACCACCCAGACTTTGAATCAGAAATAGAACGCAATCTCTGCGAGAAAAGTTTTATTGAGTTTGTGAAACGCGCGTGGGAGATAGTTGACCCTGATGTGTTTATGCCGGCATGGCATATTGAATGTCTCTGTGTTCATGCAGAAGCTTTTAGAAGGCATGATTTTCCTATTGCGGACATAAATATTTCGCCAGGTCACGCGAAAAGTCTAATTTTCTCCGTGATGTTCCCTGCGTGGGTATGGACGACAGAGCCAGGTATAAGATTTTTGACTGGCTCTCACAATAAAGACTTGGCCATTCGAGATACTTTAAAATCTCGTCGTCTAATAGAAAGCGAATGGTATCAAAAACATTGGGGGCATCTCTTTCAGCTTACAACCGATCAAAATACAAAAGGGAATTATGAGAATAATAAGTTTGGTTCTCGTGTAGCATTCTCAACAACCGGCGGAACTACTGGTTTACGTGGTGACTTTATCATCTTAGATGACGCGCTCAGCGCCGAACAAGCGGCGTCAGACGTGGAGAGAGAGGGGGTTAATATATTCCTCCGCGAAACTCTTTTTAATCGTCAGAACATCGTCAAAGAAACTGGCATTATTGGTATTGGGCAACGCTTTCATCCTCACGATTATCATGAGATTTTGTTATCACTCCCTGGCTGTTTTCACCTCGTTTTGCCAGAGGAATATGTGCCGGAAAAAGCATCTACTAGCCCGTACTATAAAGATCCTCGAACACAAAGAGGTGAGCCACTTTGGAACATAAAAAAGTTTAGTCCTGATGGTATAAAATTATTAAAGATAACGTTGGGGGCGTCGGGGTACGAAGCTCAGTATCAACAAAATCCATTGATACAAGAGGGCTCAATACTCAAACGCGGGTGGTGGAATTACTACAAACCTTCCTCTATCATAAACGAGCCAGGGAAGATAATTTTGTCATGGGATTGCGCCGCGAAAGACAAAGAAAAAAATGACTACACAGTTTGTCTCGTAGCAAAAAAGATCGGGAATAAATTTTATTTAATGCACTTGTATCGGAAAAAGGTAGAATTCCCACAACTCAAAAGAGATTTTACAGCGACGGCAGATACTTACAAACCGCATGTAATCTACATTGAGGATGCATCTAATGGCGCACCATTAATACAAGAGATGAAACTAACTGCGTATAAAAATATGATCAACCCCCCTAGGATTGAAAACAGAGTGAAGATTGATCCAGGGAAAACGGGCGGTAAAGACAAAGTTGCGAGGGTTAACCCCGTTACCCCAGTAATTGAAGCAGGATGGGTTTTCATCCCAGAAGATGCCGAGTGGAAAGGAACGTTTGTAGACGAATGCTCTGCTTTCCCGCTCGGCGAACATGACGACTGCGTTGATGCTTTAAGCTTGCTTTTAAATAACGAGCGAGTAAATATAGTCCCTGAAATTGCATTCGTTAACATTCGATAAAAAAATCTATGAAAAACCCTCTTCACTTTCTCGGATCAAAACTCTTTTCAAAAACAGTTCAAAAGAAAAATATGTCACCCATTGATACAGCTTGGGATTTTGGGAATCTATACGACTATTTTACTCACTCTCAAAACTTTCTTATCACTAAAATTTTGGCCGTTAGTTACTATACAAAATGCTCTCCAATATACAACGCCATTGACTTGATCGCGGCTAACGTAGCGAATTTAATACCTAAAGTTTGGGACAAGAAAAATGAAATTTGGGTGGAAGATCATCCGGTGCTTGACTTGCTTAAGATGCCAAACGCGGATATAACTTTTTACGAACTCATCTACTCGATGACTTCGTTTTTCATGATTACCGGTGATACATACCTTGTCGCGTCAGGTCGGCCAATGACGCCTCCGAAAGAGTTATTTGTATACCCTTCAACGGCGGTTACTGTATTGCCTGGGACAGATGGCT